TTAATTGTCCTGAGGATCGTGATATTCAACGCACGCCTGTAGCGTGTTTTCGATAAGTGTGGCGACCGTCATTGGCCCCACGCCGCCCGGTACGGGCGTAATGTACGAGGCACGTGCGGCAGCGTCTTCAAATACCACGTCGCCGACGACTTTGCCATTTTCCAGACGGTTGATGCCGACATCAACCACGATAGCGCCTTCTTTGATCCACTCACCTGGAATAAAGCCCGGTTTCCCGACGGCAACGATCAGCAGATCGGCATGCTCAACGTGATGACGCAGATTTTTGGTGAAGCGGTGGGTCACCGTAGTGGTGCAACCGGCCAGTAGCAGTTCCATACTCATGGGACGACCCACGATGTTAGAGGCACCGATCACGACCGCATTCAGACCATAGAGATCGATGTTGTAACGTTCGAGCAGGGTGACAATCCCGCGCGGCGTGCAGGGGCGCAAACGCGGGGCGCGCTGGCACAGGCGACCGACGTTGTAAGGATGGAAACCGTCCACGTCTTTATCAGGATCAATTCGTTCCAGCACTTTGACATTATCGATGCCTGCCGGAAGTGGCAACTGCACCAGAATACCGTCGATAGTGTTGTCGGCGTTGAGCGTATCAATCAGCTCAAGCAGTTCCGCCTCGCTGGTGGTTTCCGGCAGGTCATACGAGCGGGAGACGAATCCCACTTCGTCACAGGCTTTACGCTTGCTTGCCACATAAATCTGCGAAGCCGGGTTGCTGCCTACCAGCACTACCGCCAGGCCAGGAGCTCGACGCCCGGCCTCAATACGCGCCTGAACTTTTTGAGCAACCTCAGAGCGCACCTGCTGCGCAATCGTTTTACCGTCAATAATCTTTGCTGCCATCAGAGAGAGGATTCCATCTGTTACTTCACGTCAAAGGGGATGGCGCTATTTTGTCAGAAGTGAAGGCGGTTGTCAGTTACCGCTTACTATTGGCGTTGTTTTAGAGGGTTATCTGAAGGGGATTTGCCCTGCACACAGACGGGATGCTCATAACTCAAGCAGTTGAGAGGAAAGCCATTGACCGCTAAGGTTGTGAACGTATAATACCGACCAGTTTTGTATCACCCGCATTGCTGTTCAATGCTCCCTTAGCTCAGCTGGATAGAGCAACGGCCTTCTAAGCCGTCGGTCACAGGTTCGAATCCTGTAGGGGGCGCCATTAGAAATCAACGAGTTAACCATTTCCGCCAGCCTCCATATTTCCCTCGTGGGACATATTTGGGACATCATCGTTAAAAATCGAGTCTATTTGCTTCGCATGTTCGGTCAGATGATTAGGCGCGAGGTGGGCATACCGACGCACCATTTCTATCGACTCCCAGCCACCCATCTCCTGAAGAACAGACAACGGTACACCTGACTGAATAAGCCAGCTTGCCCATGTATGTCGCAGGTCGTGGAACCGGAAATCTTCAATCCCCGCTCGCATGCATGCCGATTTCCATGCGCGACCATCATCTACTCTCATTTTCCTGACCGCAGGAGTGACAGAACCATCAGGCCTTCTTCCTGCTTTTGTGTGTACGAACACAAATTTATGATGATTGCCTATCTGATCTCGCAGAACCTTACATGCGGTATCATTCAGCGCTACGCCAATAGCTCTATTTGATTTACTGTCCTCCGGGTTAACCCATGCCACCCGTCGCTGCATGTCTATCTGTTGCCACTCAAGATTGATGATGTTCGAACGCCGTAAACCTGTAGCCAACGCGAACTTGACGACTGACTTTAACGGCTCCGGACATTCATCAATCAGCCTTTTTGCCTCATCCTTCTCCAGCCATCTCACTCGCTTATTTCGCACTGCCGGTATCTTGATGACTGGTGCTTTCTCCAGCCACTTCCAGTCGCGTTCTGCCGATCTCAGAATGGCTTTCATCAATGCAAGATGTTTGGCTTTGGTAGAGGTTGTGACAGGCTTAGCGACATACTCCGGTTCTGGATTTCCTTTCTTCCTGGCTGCTGCCACTTTTGCCTTCCATATCTCCAGATGACTCCGGTTATGCATCCTGCTGACTGCTGAGTAAATCCTTGCCTCAGTAATATCCTTCAGTCTCACTCCTTCAAATTGCTCAAGCCAGAATCCCATCCGGCCTTTATCTGTATCGAGCGATTTCTTATCTGATTTCTCTTCAATCCAGCGTAAACATGCTTCCTCAAAAGTCACATCAGGAAAGTCACCGAGTCTGTCTACTCGCCAGAGTTCGGCTTTTCGCTTGTCGTGCAACTCCTGCGCTTGCCGTTTGTCCGCTGTGCCAAGAGATTCCTTAATTCGCTTCCCGCCCGGGAGCGAGTACGAGGCGTACCATATTTCACCTCTGCGGAAGATGGACATTTGCGATCCTCTTTATGTGCATCACCCGCGCTCACCACGACAGTATGCAACGGCGATCTGAGTGCCGCAATGCAGGCCTGCCTGGTTGTGAGGTAAGGGGATTTAGGTTTTGATGGGTCTTTACGTGTAGCTTGTAGCCTTCCTGAACGGATCCAGTTTGTTGCAGTTGGTCTGGATATGCCGAGCAGGGCGCATGCTTCATCGAGGGTAAGGCTGAATTGTTCCACTGGCTTTCTCCAGGCAAAAAGAAGCCCACCGGAGTGGGCAATAACATCAAGGGATAACGGAGCAGTGCTTTCGCACCCAATAGCCAGCTCATAACTGGCTATCAGTTGCGTCAGTCGTCTTCGTCTTCGTCGTATTTGTACAGGTCATTCATGCCGTGCTGTTGTGGCGTGTCGCCTGGGTAGCGAACCTGAAAAGCAAACTTTCGCCATTTGAAATGCTCTTCTTCTGTCTGTTCACTTCAGCGCGGAGCAATGTCATCTGCTGACCATGCACCATCTTTCAGCAGGACTGTTCCGCAGTTGCTACCCATATCTTCATCCGCATAACGGATATGAAACTCGAGGTGCGGGAATCTGCTGGCGAGCTCATGGTAAACAGGCTCAGGGCAACTCCATGCCGTCTCAAAACGAATCACCAGAGGGGCGCCGCTCGCTGCATGACGTGCTAGCTTCTTTTTGAAAACACGTTTATCGTATGCCCGCACGTGCGTTGGTCGATGCTGGTAGCCTCGCTTAACTCGTTCACGCGACCTGTCGATCGGCATTTCTACACTGTAGGCATTCCACTTTGTTCCCCATTTGGCGCATGACCAGTCGTACCAGGAATAAAACCCGTAACGGCGCTTATTCTCGATGCGCATTAATGCGTGCTGCTTCACCTTTTTTATGTATTTGTCCGTGCTTCCGTGCTTGCGCATCATTTCGATTACTGCTGATGGGCTTTCAATTTCCTCGAATGCGAAGCGGCCCATGTGCTCGCCAGCGATAGCACTGGCAAGTTTTTCCACCCAGGAACTTTCGTCAATCATCAGGCTCTTTGGCATGCGAGAAATATTGTTGAAATCAATATTCCCGCGCTTATTGGTGATTGATCTGATAAACGCGAGGCGCTGTTTATTGGTTCCACCGATAACGCGGATTTCGTTTGTTACGTGGTTTGGCATTCTTTCTCCTTACGCCGCACGCTGGGCGCGCAGCTTCTTCAGATGTTCTGCTGTTTCGATTTCTTCGGCGATCCGCTCGGCCTGTGCTTTGGTCAGCGGCTCGAAATCCTGATTAAAGCGTCCCATGCTGGCAATGCAGGTGCGGCCGTTGCGGATGTAGTGGATTACTTCGTGGGTAGCGCGGAGGATTTTGCATGGCGCGCCGTGGGGATCGGCGTACCAGGTATTAGGCTGGATTATCCTGAACATTGGGCACCACCTTAAATTCGATTACCCAAACCCATGGGTTGTGTTTGAAGCTTTGATCCGGATAGATGCCGTCCCATAATCCGCGGAACCACAGCCATTTATCCATGGTCCCGCCGTAAGGCGCAGGATTTGCCGGATAACCTTCTTTTCCCGCGTCTTCATCGCTGACGCTGGCTAAGCGTTCCACTCGCACGCCGGTTATCTCAAGCGTTAGGCGACTGGCCCAGCGTGGCATGTGAATTGATGGGCACCATGTCCCATCGTACTGAAGATCGTCAGTATGTGGTTTCCAGTAGGCATCATCGGGAATCGACCACAGGCCATAATTACCTTCTTTCTGCTCGCAACTGGCTCGATAAATACGTGCTGCTTCAGGCCCGCCGCCTTTGACAAGGTTGTCGTTCCAGTCAATTGGGCACCCGTCTTCATTGCCTAATTGGGCCCACGTCTCTCGCACCCAGATGCGATCGCCGACTGCACCGAACGGGCAGGTGTAGCCTTCATTCTCATCAGCAACTCCAAATACATCTTTCTTTGCAGGCTGCAGGTATCCGTTTTTATCGACCACGCCGGGCGTGTACCAGTGGGCGTTTAAATCCAGATCGTAACCGTTATGCGTTGGGTGAAAACCATCAGACGGCTGAACCTTCATGATGCGCCGCGTCTGCGTCTTCCTGCCTTCGAGGATGGCGCGCACCATCTCGCCATTAAAAATCATTCCACGCTCTTTCACTGGATCCCCCTTTGCTTATTCCTCAACTCAATAGCTCCTTGGCATTCCGCGCACGTCTGGCAGCCGGGAACGGCAGCGCGCCGCGGCTCGGGGATATCCTCTCCGCATTCTTCGCAGTGCTCTGCTGATACGGCGTTGCGGTCGATGCGGTGAGCTGAAAGGGCAGCGTTACGCTGAAGCTCTTCAATCTCTGCTGCGGTATCGATGATATCGGCCATGGTCAATGCTCCCAGAACTGTCGGTTAATTCGGTTGAAGGTGAACGCCAGCAATAAAAAAGGAGCCTTAAGCTCCCGGGTGATTAGTGCCTTCATGCAGCACCGCCTTCATTCTTCTCGGCTTCGACCGCCATCTGCTCAAGCCGTCGCGATAACTCGGCGGCCAGCGTCTGGAATTCCTCCTCGGTCGCCACCGGGATCGGCACAAAGCGAATCCCGATGTGTGCGAGGTGGTTGGCTATTTCGAGGCTTTTTCTCAAATCAACTGGTGAGGCTCTGTTCATGAGGAACGTTCCTTCAGAATGCCGTTAATCTGGCCGATAGTTACAAGGAATAGGGAGAATGGCTGGCAGATGGTTTTTATCTGGTCGTAATGACGAAGGATGATTGGTCGAGTCACTGAATCGCGATTCCCCGGATTAGCGGCGATGGCAGCCTTGCATTCAACGATGCATTTGCGTGCCTGGGATCGGATGATGTTTTGATGTTCTGGCGTCATAACCCCTCCATATAGGCCCGGATAAATTCAGCCGCAGCCTGTGCGTTTACGGCGTTGCCGTAACCCTTAAGTCGGCCTGTGCGGTTGCGGCCTGCCACTCTTGCCACCCCGGGCTCGACTCGTCCCAGGCGCGCGGCAGCCCCATCAACCAGCGGGAATGTGCCGGGTTCAACCGGACGCCATTTGCCATCTCGACATAAGAGCCAGTCCGCATCTCGCCAAAAACCGTTAACCTCAAGGGCCCGGTAATCCCCGCGAAGTCCTGCAAACGCTGCTGGGTCTTGCTGCCGTCCTGTCGATACATGTTCATTGCCGCATCCACTGATGGCGATCGAGTGTTGTTTGTTGTCGGTGTAGGCCAGCCTGTCATGAACGTTTGTCGTGGTAGTTGGTTCAGACGATCCTTCCCTTCCCGCAGCGCAGTCATGCCTGCTGAGTCCTTCCAGTCTCGTGACGTCGGCGTTACCCATCCCGTCAATGCTGCTGCCCAACCTATTTTGTTCGGAGTTTCTCGACCATCCCCGCTCATCTGCACTGTCGTTGCGTTGGTAATATTGCTCACCTGTGGAGTTGGCCACCCAATAAGCCCGCTCTCTGATGTGCGGCGCACCGACGCCCGCTGCCGCAAACGGCACAAGCCCGAAGGCGTATCCCATTCCTTCCAGGTCAGCTTGTACAAGGTCGAACCATGTGTTTGCGTTACCGCTTGCAACCTGTTCGCCAAAGACATGCTGAGGTCTGCGCTCGCTGATGAGGTGGAAGAAGTGGGGCCAAAGGTGCCGCTCGTCAGCAAACCCATCTCCTTTGCCTGCCGCGCTGAAAGGCTGGCACGGGCAGGACCCGGTCCAGACGGGTTTATCGTCCGGCCATTCGGCGAGGCGCAGGGAATGGGACCAGACGCCAATTCCGGCGAAGAAGTGGCACTGCGTGAAGCCTCGTAGGTCGTCAGGTGTGACATCTTCAATACTCCTTTCATCAACTTCGCCCGGAGCGATATGACCGCCGGCGATCAGGTTACGCAGCCACTGCGCAGCGAACGGGTCGATTTCGTTGTAATAGGCTGCTGGCGTCATGCGGCCTCCGTCGTCTTTTTGAAGGAGTAAGCAATTCGCGCAGAAGCAATGGTTACGTAATCAGGGTTAAGGTCGATGCCGATGAAGTTGAAACCTTCCTCGATAGCCGACCGTCCAGTGCTCCCGCTTCCCATCCACGGATCAAGCACGGTACCGCCTGGCGGAGTAATCAGCCTGCAGAGATAACTCATCAGAGCGATCGGCTTAACGGTGGGGTGATTGTTTTTCGCGCCACTGGTTCGCCCGGCACCGGCGCGCGGATCGTTAATGCCGACGCTTCCTTCTTTACGTCCGCCGGTCATGTCGCTGGCCGACGTCGCGATGAATCTCTCGAGGCCTTCGTCGCGCTCCTTCGGTTTCACTTTTGCGCAGTAGAAGAACCTGGCGGCGCTCTTGCTGCTATCGATACGTGGAGTTGACTCGTGCCGCCGGTCCATTTGCCCATAGCAATTCGCCGCACCCATTTTAGAGCTTGGCTCATTGCCGGTAAGCGCTCCTTGCTGGCCTTTCGCATCAGGGAACGCTGACACGACAACATCACTTCCGTCGTGAATGATGTTGGCTGGCCAGCGTCCTTCCGGTGCCTGCTCGTAGTCTGCAACCGGTTTAGTACCGTCACGCTGATGCGAAAGCAGCCCGCCGGAGCCACCATTAAGCGCCTCATCGGTCGGTATCCGGCAGGCGTCGATATTGATTGCTCCGGTACCGTGCTCGTTCATGTTGGCGGACACGGTTTGCTTGAATGGCTTTCGAGCCATGACGATCGGTTCGTGCGCAGGCTTAAGAGCCGTTCCCCAGCCATCAAAATCGCCATCAAGATTATGCGACTTGGGGAAGCCGCTGCCGTAAATCCAGAGGATTTGGTCGCGTATTTCGAACCCGGCATCCTCAACGTTGACGACAAGTCGGTGATAAGTTCGCGATCCGCCGAACGCCAGCAGGTGTCCTCCAGGCTTGAGAACGCGCAGGCATTCCTGCCACTGCTCAACTGTTGGGACGTCGTAATCCCATTTGTGATTCATGAAGCTGAGCCCGTACGGAGGATCCGTCACGATGGCGTCAACTGAGTTATCCGGCAGCGTTTTCAGGGCGTCCTCGCAACGCCCGACGTGTAGTTGATAGGTCATGCCGCCTCCCGTCTGCGTGCCAGCAACGGTCCGTCGTGTCCTGCGTTAAAGCTTTCAACCATCGCCCGGCAACACGCCGGACAGCAGCTATAAGTCCTTTGCGGCTCTCCGTCGAATTTCCAGTAAGAGGAACGCATAGACGCGGAGAACGTGGCGCAGATATCGCAATGAAAGGCTCCCGTTTCCAGAACCCTTATTAGCTGAGGCTCTGAGAGCTCGAACTTTCTGGCGATAACCGCATGCTCAAGACCGGCATCAAGCAGGGCTTCAATCAGCTGCAGATCGTCGATGGCTAATTTCCCACAACGGTAAAGCCCCATGCTGCTGGCCTTCATCTGGATAGACGCTTTGGTGCGCTGTAACGTTGCGCACAGTTCATCCATATCCATGTACAGATAAGTTTTGGACAAAAAAATGGCCTGAGATTCAGGCCATGGCATTGAGTGCATCTGCATTGTCATAACTATTCCCCGAGTCTTTTCGCCTGGATAACTTTGACGAGCCGCTCAGCAGCAGATTTCTGCGCCGGAACGGAGGCAATAATCGTTGGACGGTCTTTTTCTGCATTCACGCAGATACCGCCCCAGCGCGAAATCAGGAAGAAGTCTTCCATCTCAGTGGAGCCCGCACTGCTCGCCAGTTCCTCAATCATCTGGACGATATCGACAATTGAGTGGTCAGCCATCAGCCGCTTAACGGCGTAGCCGAAGGCATTGATCATTACCGCGTGGAACTGAATGTAGTCACGCCTGTAGTCTGCCTGGCTGGTGCCGTGGCGAATCGCTTCGATCTGCGTCAGGGCCAACCAGGCCTCCCAGATGGATTCGATGTCGCCCATTTCCAGCGGCTTACTGCCCGCATTGGCAAACTTAGCCGTCGCGTCGCTAAGCGCCTTGAAGCTCACCCATAACTTACCTTTCGCCGGAACGACGTTGTGCTCGAAGTCTGTAACCTCTGAGAAGGTGTCGTGCTGAGACAGGAACGACACCATCCCCTGGGCCACCTCATTACGCCCGTCATAGGCCATGTTGATCGCAGCGGAAGGTTTCGAGACGTTGTTGTTGATATCGGAGAAGAACTGCTGGCGTGCCTTCAGTGGGAGATTATGGGTCAGCATCAGCGGGATGCTGATTGGCTCTCCGTAAGTCCGGCAGAACTCAGCTAACCCGGCGGCGCGGTGCTGGCCGTCGAACAGCTTGATCACTGCATCCATAGGGAAGCGTGCGACGCCCACATTCGTATTGCCGAACTCTTCAAACTCAATATCCGCGTCGCAGTTGCCGACCAGCGGCGGGATGATGAAGGGCTCTTTATTTTGGTATGCATTGACTAAGTACTGGTAAAACTTCTTCACGCGCGCCTGATTGATTTCGCGTTGAGAGCGCTCGAGCGTGCTGCCGTGATTGTCGGAGGCAAGTATGCGCGTCAGCGCGCGGGCAGGTGCCGTGATCATGTAAGTCGCCGTGCTACCCTGCATGCCGCGCGACGCCGGGAACTCAAAGAAATAATCGCCTACTTTGCTCATGCATCCTCCCGCTCCGGATCGTTAACATCCCAGCCATTACGCTCTATATTGGTTTGCAGCCGCTTATCTCCGACCTCTTCGATACTGCGACCGGTCATCTCAGCGACTTCTGCGTTTGTGTGGCGCCACAGGAGCGCCAGTTCTTTTTTTGTCCAGCTCATAAGGCGCTCCGTAGGCTAAATCCTAGAAGGGGATATCGTCATCGAACTGAGGATGCTGATTGTTTTGCGATACCTGGCGATTGGCCTGTTGCAGTCGAGACTCAGGAACCGCGTTAGGGTCCTGCTGATTACCGCCCCATCCGCCGCCGCTATGTGTTGGCGCACCCCACCCGCCGCGGGAAGAGTCGTGAGGTTTGCGGTCATCTTTGTCTTTCATGGTGCGCTCGAGCGTGGCGATCGCTTCTGCTGGTGTTTTATCGGTGAACTCTTTGTAGGTCAGGCGCGAACCTGGCTGGAAAACGTGGCGAACCTCGAATTTGTAGCTGTCACCGCTGCCATCCTGCTTAGTTGTGAGGATCTTCTGCAGGAAGAGTCCGACCCGTTTACCCTCTAAAGCAGGTAGGCACCATTCAGGGCCGCTTTGACCTTGTCGCTGTTGAGCTTGTGCGTCTTTTACCTGCGCAGCCCACATAATGGCGGCGATCAGGCCCATGCCGAACGTCTGGCTACCATCGCGACCGAGGAAGTTAATGCGCAGGAAGTTTGCTTTCTGTCCGTCAGCGTCGAGTGAAAGAACCAGCGCCTGCGATTGTGAGCCATCCTTGCCGAATTCATACACAGCAGACGTAATTACACCTTCGTATGCGCCGGTTTCAGAAATGCCAGCGGAGGAGCCAGCCTTGAGCGCTGCTTCTGCAGACTGCTGATTCCAGGTAAAACTGATTGGTTGGTTCATCGTTATCTCTCTTATAAGTCAGTGAATTCAGAAATTGCGTTGTCGAACGCCGCCAGGTCGTTATCCATGTCAGTCACTTCCGGCCCGAACAGGTCAGGTGGACATTTCACGGTGTCGTTGTCGTCGCCCTTCAACAGGAAAAGGTGTTTGCCGTCGCGCTTGATGATGCGCAGCACGATAGGGAAGTAGCCTTCGGGTGTGAGCTTTTCGTTAAGCATCTTGCCGACTGTCTTCATCCTGATTTTTCCTTCGCTCTCTTCGGTGTGAGCGAGGAAATAGACGCGGAAGTCGTCAGGTAATTGGGTGGCTGCTTCAATGATGCGCCAGGCGTGCTCTGCCATTTCGGTGAACTTGGTGTAGCCAGTCTCGTAAGCCCGGTCCATGTTTTCGTGCTGCATGACAGCCTGAAAATCATCGATGATCAGCATCTTTCGGCTGCTTTGAGCTGCGTTACGAATGACATCAAGAAGATGTCTTCCGTTACGGATATCTACGACGTTCCCGCGCTGGATGGAGTTGTCCGGCAGGCGTTTGCCGTGGAGTTTCCATCCAGTGTTGCGAAATGGCAGGGCCTTGCGAATACAGCGAGCGAGAATAGCGTTTTCCGGGTTCACGTTGCGGATGCTGTACGTCTTGCCATACCCGGAGTCGGCAAGGATGAGTGTCATCACCGCCATAAATCACCCCTTAAGCCAGTGTTTGATGGTGAAGAGAATGTCTTCGTCGTCGCTGTTACTGGACAGCCAGCGGAGATAACCAGGGTCGATTTTTGCGATTTCTTCGAACGTTAGCCCCTTGTGCTTACCAAAGCGGATCGCCTTAATCAGTGATGGGTTGTTTGAAATAGTGCGCATTTCGCCAAACGTCCACTTCGCAAGGCGGCCCATATACAGGAGAAGCTCTGCGGTGACGTAGCAGTCATACAGCGCGCGGTGCGCATACAAACCTTCAGGCAGTTCAGGCTTCAGCCCCAGGCTGTAACGTAAGTACTGGTTGCTGTGACTTGGATGGTCAGGGAGAAGGACACGAGCCAGCTTTGCAGTACAGATCCACGGCGCATCGATTTGAGGCAATTTCGATTTGTCGAATTTTGCGTTGTGCGCAACGTAAGCCTGGGCGCCCAGGTAACGATGGATAACCTCGCTAATCAGTGGAGCGTCGGCAACCATATCTTCGGTGATGTGATGGATAGCCATCGCCTCGAAGCTTATCGCCTCAGTGGGCTTCACAAAGTCGCTCATCGGGTTGCAGATAACGCCGTCGACGATATCCACGCTGGCAATCTCCAGTACGCTGCCTTCCAGGCTGGTTGTTTCTGTATCAATTACTCGCAACATGCTTCATCTCCGTAAGGTGATCGTTAACTGCGTCAAACTCTGCGAGCTGGTGGGCCAGAGATTCGAGGTCTGCCGGCTGCAGGTCATACAGCAGGCAGAGCAGGGCAACCATCAGCAATCCGTTTTGCTGAATTACCATTGAGTTCTCCGCGTTGTTTTATGGTGGGTTGGATGCTTCAGGAAGTAGAGGTCAGCGCATCCTTTGTCTTCACAAAAGTGAGACTGGCGAGTTGACATGTATGTGGATACAGAACGGACTACACAGTCTTTTGGATGCCGCCTGGCGCCGCAGTTATCGCACATCACAGAATTGAGATGCTCAGTTGCTGATTCCAGGAAAATACTTTCAGAAAAGCTACCAGGCACGCCGCGAGAATCGACGTACTCAATCATATTCTCGGTTTGTCCGGCGCTGTTGGTGAATGATCCGCGCCCGGTGAGTTTGATAATTTGACCACCGAGTTTGAGGCGTGAACCTTCTGGCAAACTTGCCAGGCGATCAGCGGTTAATCGTTCATAAGGTTGCATGGAAACTCCTTAAAAAGTGCGAGCAAATCCCGGCAGCGTCTAGCCTGCCTGGTAGGTTGAATAGGATGGTTAGTGCTGGATAGGGTTACCGTGACCGTCCAGGAGGACGTCAATCACACAGTTACTAAGGCGGATGATTTCTGCATCGGTGTGCAGGTAAACCCATTTGCGCTCCTGAATGACTGCTGAGACGCGATAGGTTCGGCCTTCATGCAATGCCATCATGCCAGGCATTACACACTGGCGAATGAGCGGGGTAGTGCCGTAGTGGGAAATCATACCTTCACCTCAACCTGTTCCAGGAGGCCAGCGATATGCATCTGCCAGCGGTTAAGCGTCAGCTTTTCACGCGGTGCCGATACAGACGTCAGCTGCCACTCGTTATCGTTGAGCTTTTTGGCGGTGTACTGCTTTCCGTTGTGGGTGACTGTCATGAGGCCTCCCGGTCGTTGAGGTGCTCTCGAATTTCAGAAATCAACTTTTCCGCATCTACCTCAAAGCGCTTCAAAGTGTCGCACCCGCCAACCTTGTCACCGGAAATACGACACCCGAAATCGTCATTGCTGACGCACAGGGATAGGCCACCAGATTGGTTGTGGGATATTTCGATATAGACGTTTCCCGGTTTGAGTTTGCTCATGATGCCTCCCGCTTTTCTTTGATGTCGGCGCGGAGGTGAATCTCTTTCCCATCAGCTGCCTGGAATATCAGGATGTCATCACGAACCGCGAGAAGATTGGCCACTGCAAATAGTGCCTCGTCAGTGACATCAAATTTCTCACCGGTGAACTCGCGAACCCCGGGCGCCAATTTGCTTGGCTTTGATCGGCCAGCGAAAATTCGCTTAGTCAGGCCTGAAAAACCTACTGTGATTGGGTTACTCATAAATCCTCTTGGCCTTATCGCGGCGAACGGAACATTAATAATGGGGTTGCGCAATATCTGGCGGTGGATGGCCGCCGGTTGTCATAACTAACCGCACTCATCGAGAACGGTGAGGTATGAAAAAAGCCGCTGATCAGCGGCTACTGTGGTTCCCGTGGCTTGTATTTAAATCGATGCCAACTATCTGTGAGTTCAATTTCTTCATAGCTAATTCGGCGCTCCGCAAAACCAAGCTCTACTGCCAGTGCATGAAGTTCATGTCCGCGCTTTATTAACTCCATTGCTATCCAATCAGCGTCTGCGTTTCGCTTCGAGCATTGCTTTGGGGTCATATCGCGAAAGTCTTTGGCGCTAAGTTTGCTGAGCCGCGTTATGTCTGTTTTCATGCTGCGTAGAAGTGATATTGCGGAATCAATCCGCTTTATCTTGTCTTCAATCATCGCCTTACCCTCTGTCGTTACCCGCTGATGCGGGAGAAATGCTTTGGTGGTGTGGCGGCTGGAGTCGAACCAGCTTCCATCGGTGCGCTGCCGATTGGGTTACGCGCGCCTTGCGGTTTTCATCGCGAATTTTTGCCGCAAGCCTATTCCCTAGATCGCCGTTGAGCTTCACCACACCCCAAAGCACTCCTGATGTGTAAACCCCCGCATCGCGGGGGAGTACACGCTTAGATCAATCTTGATCGGCGCCAGGCAGTCTTAGTCTTCTCCGATTGATAACATTCGCCGTCGCATATGCTCTCCTTAGTTGGTGGTTGATTTGCCGGATGGCACTCGTAAATACCAGCTGGTAAATCCGTTAAGTGCATTGCCGTTCATCCTGAACCCGCCGCACTCCCGACGCATGGTTTACTGTCGCGCCGTTCGACTGACCGAATCTCCACTTCGCCGCTGGCTAACTTCGCTCAGCTGTCGATGTTTCGTTTCGATGGGTTGAATTTAGCGTGATGCTAAATTTTCCGCAATAGCAAAATGCTAAATAATTATCGTATTTTATTTAGCGTATTGATTAATAAAGGAATAAATTTTATGCATGAGGTTGGTGCTATACTGGAAAAACGTTGAACAATTGATACGGTGAGAAAAATGAAAGAGGAAGTGGATGATCTAAAGGAGGATCGCATTGCCTTCATGGCTGGCGAGATCGGGGTAGTGGTAATTGAGTTGATTTATAACAGCATAGAAATCAATCGCGACAACATAGTTGGATTTCTTGAGGGGAAGCGTAAGGCGGTGAAGAACACCATTCATAAAGGATTATTACGCGATACTGCAGAGCTTATGAGGAAAGGGAAATAAACCCCGGCGCATTACCGGGGATATAGCTTAGTCTGCCCATCCTGATTTAGTGTTAATAGCAGACTCTGCCATTGTATATTTCTGCACTTTGTCGTCCTTAAACAAGATGGTTAGCTCTTTCTTCGTACCATTTGTTCCATTGTGGAAAAGACCGTAGAAGGGGATAAAGCTGGTTCCGTTAACCTTCACCTTGGCAAACGAATACTTCCAGATCTCATTTCCGCCGTCAGTATAAGAGACGGCATCAGGTGATCCAAAGGTAGTTTTCACCTCTGCCTTGGTGGTTTTACCTTCTTGGATTTTAGTCTGTACGCTGGTTTCAGTCTCATTCTTAAGCTGCTGATTACCTGAAGAAGCACAACCAGCCACGGTTAACGCTACAAGTATTACTATCGCCATTTTTTTCATTATGTTATTCCCATTGTTTGTAATCGTAAGCATCCTAACACGGCGTCTTTGCCAAAAATATAATTGGTAGTTTTTATGGGATATTCAGAATTTTTGCGTCAACAACAACGCCTATAATTTTACAGTTACCGTTTACCTCAAGCATCGGATATTGCGGGTTAAGTGGTTTAAGAAATCGACGACCGGCATCAATAACGAGCTTCTTAAATGTTGCCTCGTTGTCACTTTCGAGCTTGGCAACCACCAACTTTCCGTTTCTGGGTTCCACTAAAGGATCGACAAGAATTGCCGCACCTTCAGGAATACTTAGCCCAACAGGTGAAGTCATAGAGTCTCCCTTCACATCAAGCCAGAAAGAATCCTCTGAACACTCTACGGTGGTGTCATACCAGCGATCTATTGACCTGCGATGATAAGGTTCTACAGCTTCCATCCACTGCCCCGCACTAACCCAACTAATTACAGGATAGCTACCTTTCGCATCGTTGATTTCTCGAAAGGAAACATTAGAAGTTTTTTCACTGGTGTGTAAAACGTCCATCCAGCCAAAAGGCAGATTAAGCGTAGTTTCAATTTTTCGAGCCATCCTATCGCCAATATTGCGGTTAGGATTTGGTCCAAGAAGCTGGCTAAGCGCAGCAGGACTTGTCTCGATGAGTTCGGCGAACTGTGCCTTAGTCATTCCAGATTCGTTCTGGCGCTTTTCGTACAGCGATTCCAGGTTGGCCTTTCTGATTTCTTTATTTTCCATCCCTGCATTGTTACCGCTTTTAGCAAAATGATAAATGCGCAAATTGCTAAATGTTGCTTGCGTAGTATTTAGCATAACGCTAAACTCCAAATCAAACGACTCAACCGGAGACATCAATGAGCACTGAACTGCATCGCTGGCGTAAGAGCGCCACAACCGAAGAATGGGCGCAGCTTGCAAAACTCGCTAATACGACGCCAGGTTACCTGGACCAGATTGCCTACGGCAATCGTCGGGCATCCCCAGAAATGGCATCGGCTATTGAAGATGCCACTAAGTATTTTCACCGCCAGGCCCCGGTTCTTAAAGAAAGCCTGGTATTTTCATCGCCGCGTAATTCAGCGGCCTAACCACGAAAGGGAAAGCAATGCATTCACTTGCGTATCAACACAATACCGGATTTATTCCGGGAGCGATGATAAACCGCGCTCAACCGAAGGTGGCACCAGACCACGAAAAGATCCGCGATGCGGTGCGGGCATGGTCGTCGGCGCTGGACAATCAGGACGTTGTCTCGGCGCTGATCATTAACGAATACCGGGAGCAGGGCGGGACCGCCATCAACTTCCCGGACGACATCAGCCGGGCGCGTCAGAAGCTGTTTCGCTTCCTGGATAACCGCTTCGACTCCGATCAGTACCGCGAGAACGTTAGAGAACTGACCCCGGCAATCATGGCTGTTCTTCCTGTTGAGTTTCGTACACGCCTGGCGCCACAGAACGACACCATGTCGCTGATCGCATCTGCCATGAAGGAATGTTCAGAAGCAAAGCAAGCTGTGCTGCTGGACGCTCCAGAGCATCAGAAGCTGAAAGAGGTAAGCGAGGGTATAGCTTCGCTGTTCCGCCTCATGCCGGAGCAGGTAGGACCGCTGATGACGATGGTCACTTCGATGCTGGGGGTTATGTGAAGACTTCAGAAATGGCGAAAGCCGGTCTGCGCAAACAGATCCGACTTTCTGGTGCAAATCGTGTGGACTCATTGCAGGAGTAAGTATGTCAAATACCGCAGAAATTCTCAACTTTCCTGATGTTGTTTCGGGAATACAGGAGCAACGCGTGGCCGATACAGACGATGGTTACACACGTCTGGCAAACGAGTTGTATGAGGAGCTTATCGGCGCGAACCTGACCAAAAATCAGGCCAAGGTAGCTCATGCTGTTTGCCGCAAAACCTATGGGTTCAACAAGAAAATGGACCGCATAGCAGACTCACAACTTTCTGAGTTGACCAGACTACCTCGCCAGAAGGTTAACACTGCCAAAAACGAACTCATTGCGATGAATGTTTTGGTGTCCGAGGGCATGCTCATCGGCCCCAACAAAAACTTGAGCGAGTGGGTGATTCCAGGAACTAAGCCTGCGCCAAAATGTCACCACAGTAGTGACTGTCACCATAATAGTGACAATGTCCCTAAGATAGTGACAAAAAGTGTCACCAAAACAGTGACAGCCATGTCACCAAAATGGGGACACACAAAAGACACTATTACAAAAGACAATAAAGACAATATTAATAAACCCCCTAAATCCCCCAAACCGGCATCTTTCGATCCGGCTGGTGTTGACCTTCCTGAATGGCTGTCAGTTTCAGTCTGGAGGTCATGGGTCGATTACCGTCGTGACCTGAAAAAACCGATCAAGTCTCAACTGACGGTTACCCAGGCCATCAACCTGCTTGAGCGCTGTAAGTGCAGCGGATACCAACCTGAAGAAATCATCAACCAGAGCATTGCTAATGGCTGGCAGGGGTTGTTTGAGCCGAAGGGTGCTAAACAGCCTCCTCGTGTTCCGCCTCGAGTATCGGAAAACTTCGCTGGCAAAGACTACGGTCAGACAGAAATTCCATCATGGGCGAGGGATTGATCATGGAACTGGAAGAAAAAATTGCACTGATTGAAAAACACCTGGCCGAACTTAGTAAGCCGCCTGCAGATATCGAACATAGCGAGGTATTTCTGGAGATGGTGAACTGCGAAAAACATGGTCAATACGAACAGCGTAAACGGCAGTCTATGGTTGGGAAAATTAAGATTCCTTCCATGCCGACTCGCTGCCCTGGGTGCTTGCGCGATGAGCTTGCATTCCTGAGAGAAGAGAAAATTCGATGGGATGAGCGCACCCGCCAGCAAAACGTTGATCTGCTGCTGTGTAAGCTGGAAATACCTGAACGATTTGTGTCATGCACTCTGGATAACTACCTGCCTGTTGGGAAGGATTCAGAGAAAGCTTTGCGTGTCTGCCAGGCGTACGCCGCAAAATGGCCTGATCGGCTGAAGCAGGGCGGTGGACTGGTGATGTGCGGTAAGCCTGGAACCGGGAAAAACCATCTTGCATTGGCGATCGCCCGTCACGTCATTGAGCAGTATCAGAGCACAGTTATTTTCACAACGGCGCTGAAAATTGCCCGTGATTTCAAATCAACCTGGTCGAAAACAGCAACCCGTTGTGAAGACGATGTGATTGCGCATTTCACCCGCGCTGATCTGCTGATCATCGACGAGGTTGGCGTCCAGTTCGGCAGTGAGGCCGAGAAGCTGATCATGTTCGAAATCATCAACACCCGGTACGAGCGGATGAAGCCGACCATCCTGATCAGCAACCAGACCAAAGACGAGTTGGCCGCATTTATCGGGGAGCGCGTCATTGACCGCATGAGCGACGGTGGCGGGTGCACGCTGTCATTCACCTGGGACTCTTACCGTTCAAAAGGGGCAGCATGATGGACAGCATAAAACAACGCATCGTCAGTTATGTGAAAGCCAATCAGCCTGTCAGCGTAGCAGACATGATCCGCGATTTGAGTATCGGTCGATCCCGTTACTACGAGGAAGCCAAAGCGCTGAGAAGACTCGGCATGCTGCGTAGCGTATCCGGCATCGGTGTATTCGCCAGCGAGGAAGACCATCAGACCTGGTTAGAACACGGCGGAAGGGAAGCGATCTCCCGTAGAGCAGTCGAGGCAAATGCGGCTGGCCAGCAAGCCAAAGGCATCGCTAATGCGCCGGCTGACAAAGACGAACCGAAGATGTTCATGCCCTACAATCCAGATAAAAACGGAGTGGTTGCAGAGTTCATGAAAAGCGAAGCGCATCAGCGCCTGATGATGGTTTACGGGAGGGTAGGGGCATGAAACCAACATACGAAGAACTGGAAGCCAGATGCGCTGCGCTGGCTGCGGAATTGAAGCAAAGCAAGATTGACGCCGACTGCTACAAGAAGGGCATGGAAGCGTCAAATGCGAGACTGGTTCAGATTGCAGCCGAACTCAGCGCTATTGATGCCATTCACAATGACGCGGTGTTCATCACCGATTCTCATTACGAGCAATGCCCTCCAGGAGTACAGAAGATTGTCGGCGCTCTGGCTGTGCTGCAGATTCCTGCGTACCAGTCTTTCCTGGCAGAAGTGCGGGCGCAGGCGCGTACTGACTTCATCGGTCGCATAGAGTGGATTATCCGTAACGAATGCAATCCAGAGAAGACCGAAACAATTCTCAATGAGTTGCAGTCGTTCTCTGAAACTGTAAGTCAGGAGTCCACCCAATGAGCAACATCGGCAAACAGGCGCTGCGTGATATCGCAGAAAGCATTGAGCGCGAAGAATGGGAGGTTCTTGATAATGGCGATGATGAATATCAGGTTATCGTCAAAGGGAGCCTTGAAAAAGGGGAAACCTACCGTTCTTACCAGCCAGTTTCTAATGAAATATCCGAGCGAAAAATCGCGGCCTTTATCGCGGCATTCAGCCCGGCAACTGCGCTGGCGCTGCTGGATGATCTGGAAGCCGCAGAGCATACGGCAGCAGTAGACCATGAAGCGGCATGTTCTTTGGTTGAGGAAAACGAGGAAGTAAAACGCAAGTTGGCAGCAGCAGAGAAGCGCATAGCAGAACTGAGAGACTGGAATTTAGGACTTGCGCAAGAGTCATTCGAACGACAGCAGCGCATAGCTGAGACTTCTTGTCAGAAACGGCTTATTGGGTGGCGGGCGTCAGATTACACCGATGAGACATCAGACCCTGAGTTAGCTAAAAACTGGGCTGCTGCTATTGGCGTACTACCTATTTTTGAAGGCGATGTGAATACCAAACTTAGCGCCGCTGGCATCGGTAAGGGGGAGTGATGGCTAAACGTTGGACAATTTATGCACTAATAGCATTCCTTGCCCTGACAGTCATTCCGATAAGCCTGGTTGCAGCAAATGTTTATGTATCGCCCTGGCTGCTAATTGCAGGACATGCAGGCGTAATGATTTTCGGTTTTATGTGCGCTGAGCTTGCGCGGTATGAGGACTAACCCATGACCACTATTACCAAAGAAAGAGTTGCAGAAATCATTCACGCCGCTGGGCTTGAGCCATGCGATTACGAAGAAGTATTTGGCTCGATTAAAACCGGTGAAATTGTTGCTATGGCGCGTATCGCGCTGGCATCGCTCGAAGCGGAGCCTGCTCTTTACGCAGCAGAGGAAACGCTTGCTTACGCTAATATGGGTGAGCTTCACCTTACCTGCTTATCAGAGCCAATGGGTGATGCGGTTATTCCGCTCTACGCCGCTCCGCCAGTACCGGTAGTACCTGCTGCATTACCTGAGAACGACGATGAGGACGGGCATGACATTGATTATCTTGAGCCATCTGAAGTTTACGCGCTTGGGCGAACAGCTGGCTGGAACGCCTGCCGCGCTGCAATGCTTCAGGGTGCAGAACATGTAAGTAATCGTGATGAGTTGCCGGTCATAGGCTGGCTGCGTAGTGATTACAACAGTGACGACAAACGCGATCCGAATGCCCCGCTGTTTATGTTGGGTAGCAATGATCCATCAGAAGCCTGGGGAGTGAAATACATCCCGTTGTCTGGCAACTCTCCGGTGATTCCGGATGGCTGGGTGATGGTTCCGGTTGACATGACGCCAGAGCAAATGCGCGCGGTTCAGATTAAATCCGAGCTTGGTTCATACGCTGCTGCGAACCTGTCAGGTGCTTATGCTTTATTCCGTGAGTTCTGGGATGTGTCAGTTGCAGCAGCACCAAAGCAGGAGGCTGAATAATGGCTAACCTGCAACTCGCAGTTAACGGTGAATACTTCGACCAGATGAAGTCAGGCGAGAAGACAGAAGAGTATCGCCTGGTGAATCCGTACTGGGGTCGCCGCATTCATGGTAAGGACTATGACCGCCTGATTATCACTCGCGGTTATCCGAAGCGTGATGATGCAAGCCGACGAATCGATGTCCCGTATGACGGTTACGAAATCAAGGAGATCACTCATCCGCACTTCGGAGACAAGCCGGTTAAGGTGTTCGCGATTAAGGTGAAAATAGATGGATAAATGTCGCGGTGTTTTAGGCTTTCTGTTCGGGCACTCATATCGTCCTGCAATCACCAAAGGTGCACCTGCCGCAAATCTTGGAGCAATGGAAGGTAGCGGTACGGTCATCATCAGGTTGATAGATAAAACAAGGCCAGAGACATTTCATGGCATCTACTGCAAGCGCTGCGGGAAGGTGATCAATGGCTAAATCCCCAGCAGAGCGCAAAGCCGCGCATATAAGTGATGTTATACAAAGATAAACGTATAAGGCCATGCTACTGTATGGCCTTCGCTTTTTTATGTGGAGGTTTTTATGACATGTAAGGTATGTGAAAAACAGCCCAGAGGGCGCCGTCAACCCCCTCTAGAATGCATGGAGTATATCCCTGAAGAGCAAGGCGAGTACATGAGTCTGAATGGACGTGCAACCCAGGAAAGCTACTATGTTTGTAGAGAGTGCGGACATAAATGGATGCACGAAACTGGAAATTGCGGCATGGGATGGCAACCTTAAGGTTAATTTATGTCAAGGTTCAACATAGCAGCAAAGAGCCAGGAAGACCGTGACAAGGTTAATGTTGACCTTGCCGCTTCTGGTGTCGCGTACAAAGAACGCCTGAATATGCCCGTAATCGCTGAGCAGGTGGCTCGTGAGCAGCCTGAACACCTGAGAGAGTATTTCATGGAGCGTGTCCGGTACTACCGGGAGAAAAGCTTACAACTTCCTAAATCAAATGATCCGAGATACGTTGAAATGGCAGACCAAAACGCCAAAAAATAGGAGGCAATATGGGAAGAGGAATTTGCCCAGACTGTGGCTCTGGTAAAGTAAGCAGAGAAACAGGACCGAATGGAAGCACAGGCGACTGTAAGTGCGACGATTGCGGCTATGCAAACATGCCTGAAGCATTTAAACAGCCTGAGAAAGAAGACGAGCTTTCCGACGAGAGTAACTAAGCTCCCACCTTTGATTTTCCATAATCAATAAGCCATAATCTAACCATCGTCGGCCTGAACACCCGGCGATGGGGTTGCGCTAAACGGGGACGTTTATGCGCACACAAAATCTGAAGTCACTTCTCCAGTCACAGATGCAGAAATGCACCTGCGATTTTTTGCATTCTGCGTTACCTCCAGGAGGTGGCGTATGAAGCAGCAATATCTCCTCCGCAACACCAACATCCGCGCCAATGCCATCAATGCGATTAACCAGTTACAGCTCGATGAGAAGCGCCCGGTCGTCATTGAGATAAAAGAGATGACGCGTTCCATCGACCAGAACGCCAAACTTTGGGCCATTTTGGGCGACGTCAGCAGCCAGGTCGAATGGCATGGACGCAAGCTCTCATCTGAATCGTGGAAACATATCTTCACCGCCGCACTTGTTAAGCAGGAAGTAGTTCCTAACCTGGCTGGTGACGGCTTCGTGGTGCTGGGCCAATCAACCAGCAAGATGACTGTCAGCCAGATGCGTGACCTTATCGAGCTCATTCATGCCTTTGGTGCTGAGCGCAACGTTCGCTGGGGTGATGAATCTCGCCTGGCTATGGAATGGGCTTCCCGCTTAGGAGGTCACCGTGGCTAACCTCATCAACCGCGTCATGAATAGCGGCATCTACAAAGTACCGACTCGCAGCAAGCGCAAGCCGGAACTGAGTCCGTCAGAAATACCCACTCTCAAAGATTACACATCCCACCTGGTGGATCAGAAATGGCTGCGCCTCGCAGCGAGGAGAAAATCTGCATGAGCATCTATCAACGCATTAACGGCGCTGACTGGCGCAATATCTTCGTCGTTGGCGATCTGCATGGGTGCTACACGCTGCTGATGAATGAGCTCGAAAAGGTCTCCTTCGACCCTGCGTGTGATTTGCTGATCTCGGTGGGTGACCTTGTTGACCGCGGTGCGGAAAACGTCGAGTGCCTGGAACTGATTACTATGCCTTGGTTCCGGGCTGTTCGTGGCAACCATGAGCAGATGATGATTGATGGTCTGTCGGAGTATGGAAACGTCAATCACTGGCTGGTGAATGGTGGCGGTTGGTTCTTCAATCTCGACTATGACAAAGAAGTGCTGGCTAAGGCTCTGGTTCACAAAGCGGCTGATCTGCCACTCGTCATCGAGCTGGTTACCGCTGAACGTAAAATCGTTATCTGCCACGCTGACTACCCGCATAACGAATATGCGTTCGACAAGCCGGTCCCGAAAGATATGGTCATCTGGAATCGCGAACGGGTTAGCGACGCTCAGGACGGCATTGTCTCGCCGATAGCCGGTGCTGATCTGTTTATCTTCGGTCACACCCCTGCGCGCCAGCCCCTGAAGTATGCCAACCAGATGTACATCGATACCGGTGCCGTGTTCTGCGGAAACCTCACACTGGTACAGGTTCAAGGTGGTGACCATGCGTAAGCCAGCGCGCCGCAAATGCACCCACTGCCGAGAATGGTTTCACCCGGTACGCGAAGGGCAGGTAGTTTGCTCATTCGAGTGCGCCAGCGCGATCGGCAAAGAACAAACTAGAAAAGCTCGCGAAGCCGCGCAACGCAAGGAGCAAATCCATCAGCGCGCCACCGAGAAGAAAGAGCGTGCCGCATGGCGCCAGCGTAAAGCCGCAGCTAAACCTCTGAAACACTGGGTTGACCTTACGCAGCGCGCCGTAAACGACATTTGCCGCGAGGCCGAACTAGCAGAGGGACTTGGCTGCATTTCCTGTGGAACGAAAAAGGCATTCACCTGGCATGCTGGTCATTACCGAACCACGGCTGCCGCCGGACATCTGCGCTTCACCCGAATCAACATTCATCTTCAGTGCGACGTCTGCAACGTCTACAAATCCGGAAACATCGAGGCATACCGGGCAGCGCTGGTGGAGCGCTACGGCGAAGAGCTGGTGCTGGCACTCGAGAACAATAACATCCCGCACCGCTGGACGGTTGAAGAGCTGAAAGAAATCAGGCTTACCGCTCTGGCAGATTTACGCGAGCTTAAAAAGCAGGAGGCAGCATGAAGCCAAAAACGATCGAGATACTCCGCGTGCGCTGGAAGCGCCTCCGCATCTACCGCCGCCCGGGATCCGTGCTGGTGGATTACCGCATCCTTCGCAACTTCGTTCGCATTTATCACCTTGCAGGAGCCACACAATGAACAATCAGCAACTGGAATATGTACGTCAGCAGCTCATTGTGGCGACCGCAGATCTGAGCGGGGCGACGAAGGGGCAACTTGTCGCATTTGCTGAAAACGCGACGTTTGAGGCGACGGCGCGTAGCCGGGGCCGGAAGAAAGTCTATGACGTGCAGAAAAAGCGCATGGTTAACCCCGACGGCCCGCCGATGAGCGGTAGCCAATCCCGCGCCAAGGGATCATCCATCGCGCTGGTAAGCCCGGTAGAGTTTGGCACCGCATCGTGGCGCCGCGCAGTCCTGTCGCTGGATGAGCATCAGAAAGCCTGGCTGCTCTGGACCTACAGCGACAATATCCGCTGGGAACACCAGGAGACGATTACCCAGTGGGCGTGGACTGAGTTCCGGGAGCAACTCGGCGCGAAGAAGGTGGCGGGCAAGACGATGGAGCGCCTGAAGAAACTTATATGGCTGGCGGCGCAGGACGTGAAAGCAGAGTTGGCGGGGCGTGAAACGTACGAATACCAGGCGCTGGCAGAACTGGCGGGCGTGGCGAAATCCACCTGGACAGAAACGTATCTGCCCCACTGGCTAGCTATGCGTGACAGCTTTAAGCGACTCGATAACGGCTCGCTTATCTCAGTAACGCGATCACGTTCACAACAAAAGGCGACAAATTTAGATGTAAGTCTTGCAAAACCGAACTGAAACGCCTATATTTTATGTAAATCTGATATCGTCGCCATAGCTTCGTAGGTCGACAAAGAATTAAGAGCCTCGCTAAATGCGGGGCTTTTTCGTTTCCGGGCCGGAAGCTCATTTGGTATGAGCGGTCCCCTCATAAGGGAAGGGTAGACAGGTTCGAATCCTTCACGGCCCACCAAAACCCAGCCAGGGTATCTTCAGCCGCAGAGCTGACATTGCCACACCCTCACATTCCCGCCGCGAGCGGGTTTTTTATTTCAGGCTCACGGGAATCAATCACTACGTGCTTTGTTGAAAATCCAGCCCGTGAAGCCTGACCCCTTTCAAACACACACAGCACCCGCTAACAACGCGAGGTGAGAGCATGCAACGCATGGATAAAATCAGAGAATGGCTCAGTTATTGGGTTGGAGGCTTAACAACCATGGGTGGCGTTCTTTCCCTGAACGACTGGGCAATCATCATCGGTATCGCCTGCACCATCGGAACCTTTGGCGTGAACTGGTACTACAAGCGCAAAGAGCGCGAGGATAGATTAAATGGCAATGTCTCCGGCGCTCAGAAATAGCATTATAGGTGCCCTGGGTACTGGTGCTATTGGCATTGCTACCGTCATGGTTTCCGGGAAGGCTGGCCTTGAGGGCCGTGAGTACACTCCATACCGGGATGTCGTTGGCGTTATCACCGTATGCGATGGTCACACCGGCTCAGACATAATCTGGGGCAAGCGTTACTCTGATAAGGAGTGTGACGCCCTGACCAGAAAAGATATGCAGCGCATCGCAGCTCGAGTCGACCCGCACATCAAGGTTCCCACTACCGAAACGCAGCGAGCAGCAATCTACAGCTTTGCTTACAACGTCGGCGCTACCGCAACCATCAACTCCACTCTGCTGAAGAAACTCAATGCGAAAGATTACGCCGGAGCATGCTCTGAGCTTAAGCGCTGGGTATATGCAGGTGGCAAGAAGTGGAAGGGGCTAATGAACCGGCGAGATGTTGAATATGAGGTTTGTACCTGGAGTCAGAAATGAGCAGGTTAACCGCAATCATCATCGCTGTGGTTGTCTGCATCATCGTGTCGCTTGGTTGGGCTGTTAATCACTACCGCGACAACGCTACCGAATACAAGAAGCAGCGCGATGAGAAAACTCAGGCGTTAAATCTGGCTAACGCCACCATCGCAGACATGACAACCCGCCAGAGAGATGTCGCTGCGCTGGATGCCAAATACACGAAGGAATTGTCCGATGCGAAAAAAACCATTAACGATTTGCGTCGGGATGTCGATTCTGGCGTTAAACGGCTGCGCATCGCCGCAACCTGCCCTGGAGTGTCAAAAGCCACCTCCGCCACCGGCGTGGATGATGCAGGAACCCCCGAACTTACTCCAGACGCTCGACGGAATTATTTCTATCACCGGGACGGAATCGCAACCGCTGACAAAATGATTCGCGGCATGCAGGACTACATCAGAGCGCAGTGCCTGAAATGATTTGTGTAACCCCGCAAGGATGGTGATCACATCTTGCTGACGGGTAAGCCGTAAGTGGCTAAGCACATCTGAGAAGCAGAGCGAACGCTGCGACACGGCTAAGAGGTAATCATGCCAGTCATCTATAAAATCACCCTCACTACCCAAACAGGCGAAACCTTCACAGGAAAGATGACCAGGAGTCAGCCTGAACTGGTTAACGGCTTTGTGCCGCTTGCGACTGAAACGGGCGAGTGGTTGTATTTCGCACCTGCCGATGTGAAGCGCGTGCAGTTCACGCCAGTACCGGCAGAGCAGACCGAACAAACAACGGAGTAACTAATGAGCAAACCAGATTGGGAGGCCATTGAATCGGCTTACCGGGCTGGTTCATTGTCAGTCAGGGCCATCGGTGAAAAGCATGGCGTTAACCACGCCACCATCCTGAAGAGAGCGAACAAAGAAGGATGGCAGCGCGACCTGACAGAAAAGGTCAGAGCGGCAACCAAGGCCAAGGTAACCAAGTCGGTAACCAAAGACGGTAACCAGTCACCAGTGGTTACTGATGAGCAAATTATTGACCAGGCATCCGACGAGGCCGCCGCTGTAGTCATGGCTCATCGTGAAGGTCTGGCGGCATGGCGAGGCATCACTAATAAGCTGCGCGACTTCCTTGAAGACGCAGAGATCACGGAAGATAATCACGCCTCAATGTCTCGTTCGATTACTGCCGGTGTTGATGCTCAAATCAAAGTGATAAACGCTGAGCGCAAGGCGTATAACCTTGACACCGAAGAAGGCAATAAGACGGTTGATGACCTGTCTAACCTGATGGATTCATTGTCTCAGGGGGCTTAATGAAACCTGAGCACCTTAAGCTGCTGTCGAATAAAGACTGGCGGCTGAACAATCTTTACTGGATCACCGACAAAGAGGGTAAGCCAACGCGGTTCAGGATGACGCCTGAGCAGCGGGAATACTTCGAAGGGATCCACACCCGCAACATCATCCTGAAAGCACGTCAACTCGGTTTCACGACTGAGGTGTGTATCATCCAACTCGACGCGGCCCTGTTCGAGTCGGCTAAGTGCGCGCTGATCGCCCATACGCTGAATGACGCAAAGCGCCTGTTCCGCGAAAAGGTGAAGTACGCATACGACAAGCTGCCAGCAGAGATAAAGGCGGCCAACCCGGCAAGCAACGATTCATCCGGAGAACTCGTCTTTAAGAAGGGCGGATCACTCTACGTCAGCACGTCATTTCGTGGCGGCACGTTACGTTACCTGCACGTTTCCGAGTTCGGGAAAATATGCGCCAAGTATCCTGACAAAGCCCGTGAGATTGTCACTGGTGCGTTTGAGGCGGTATCGACCGGATGCTTCTCTACTATCGAGAGCACAGCAGAGGGCCGGGCGGGTTACTTCTTCGATTACTGCCAGACGGCAGAGAAAGCGCTGCTGCAGGGTAAAACGCTATCCGCGCTGGACTGGAAGTTTTTCTTCTTCTCCTGGTGGAAGAACCCGCAGTACGCCATCGACCCGGTTGAGCCGCTTCCGGTACGCCTGCTTGAATACTTTGCTGAGATGGAGGCGAAGCACGGCGTAGTAGTCAATGAGCGCCAGAAAGCCTGGTACTACGCCAAAGAGAAAACGCTCGGCGATGACATGAAGCGCGAATACCCGACCATTCCGGCCGAGGCGTTCCAGCAGTCGGTCGAGGGCGCGTACTACGCCAAACAGTTCCGCTGGCTCTACACCAACAAGCGGATCGGCCAAATCCCGGATAACTCACACCTGCCGGTACACACGTTCTGGGATATCGGCGTTGGCGACTCCACTGCGATCTGGTTCGTTCGCGAGGTTGGCGAAGAGTTCCACATCATCGACTACTACGAAAACTCCGGAGAGGGGCTGAGGCACTACATGAAGGTGCTGAAAGACCGTGGCTATGAGTACGGAGAGCACTGGGGGCCGCACGACATTGAGAACCGTGAATTCGGCGCTGATGCCAAATCGCGTAAAGAACTTGCGCAGGAAGGCTATGAAATCGACGGCCAGGTTTACTCGATGACCTTCAACGTTGTGCCTAAAACTGGTGTCGATACCGGCATTGAGTCGGTACGTGAAATTCTCCCGTCTTGCGTCTTCGATGAGGAGAAGTGTGCAGAGGGCATATCTCACCTCGAAGGCTACCGCAAGGAGTGGGACGACAAGCGCGGATGCTGGAAAGATAAACCGCTTCATGACTTCACATCACACGGTGCTGACGGCTTCCGCTACTTTGCGGTAGCGAAGAACAACCACAAGCAGGTCGGCGCAATATTCTTCACATAAGGACAACTCAGTGAGTAACACTACAGAAATGCAAGTCCTCGCTGGGCTAATTGTGAACAGCCTTAACGAGGTTGGCCGCGCACGACAGTTGTATGCATCAGGGCTTGGGAAATCCGGTAACACGAAGCGTCACCATCTGTGGTGCGAATTTGGTTACCCGGAGCGACTCGACTTCGACAACTTCTACAACATGTATGAGCGTAACGGCGCTGCGTTCGGCGCGGTGCATAAGTTGCTCGATGCATGCTGGACTGATACCCCAGTAATCGTCGACGGCGATGAGACGAAGAAGTCCAAAAAGTCGACGCCGTGGGAAAAGAAAGTCACTAAGCTCATGAAGAAACATTGGGCGAAAGTGAAGGATGCGGATCGGCGAAATCTGGTTGGGCATTATTCAGCACTTATCCTTCAGTTTGCAGACAGCAAAGAATGGTGGGAGCCAGTCGACCGCAGTGTAATGCGAAACACACGCGAGCGCGGCCTGGTCAAGATGATCCCCGCATGGGAAGCGCAGGTTAAACCCGGTGAGCTTGAGCAGGACCAAAAGTCTCCAGACTACGGCATGCCGAAGTTCTACTATTTCCAGGAACAGCAGGTCGGCGATAACGGAAATATTTCCGGGCCGATGCGGTCTATTAAGATCCACCCTGAACGCATCATCATGTTCTGTGAGGGCTCAGAAGACGAGACTTCACTGGCTGGGATTCCTTTCTTGCGTGCTGGTTATAACGACCTGCTCGACATGGCAAAGACCTCCGGTGGTAGCGCCGAGGGCTTCCTGAAAAACGCCAGCAGGCAGCTCGGCATTAACATGTCGAAGGATACAAACCTCAAGACTATTGTCGATGAAGCCAAGAAAGCAGGATATTCAGGTCTTGCCGAAGCTCTGAACGCCGCCATACAGAAACTGAACTCAGGTACTGACTCAGCACTGGTTACTCAGGACGGAGAGGCTAAGGTTCTGTCTGTGGCCGCTGCCGACCCGAGCCCTACATGGACGGTAAGTGCAAATCAGTTCTCTTCATCCGTACAGATACCTTTCACCATTATTTTTGGTCAGCAGACTGGCCGCCTGGCGTCAGATCAAGATAAAAACGACTTTGCGAAGCGTTGTAACGGACGTCGTGGTGGATTCCAGACTGGTCGTGTAACCGCTGTTATTGAGCGATTGTGGACTGTTGAAGTAATCGAGCCGCCGAGGTCTGGTGAAATCACTCTGACATGGTCTGATCTACTCGCTCCAAGCGAGAAAGAGAAGATTGCCAACATGAAGGAAATGGCTGCGGTGGCGAAGGATACCCAGCAAGCCTACGGCACACCTGCTGTTGATGAGAACGAGGTCAGGGAAGCGGGAGAACTTGAGCCGCGTGAAGATGTTAAGCCGCCTGATCCAAATAAAAAGGTAACGACTGATGATCCTCTTTCCGATGACACCGGAGCAAAAGGCGAAAGTCGGGACACCAGTAGTTCCGCGCAGCAAGGTTGACCCGACCCGATCGGCAAAGCAGGTAACCGCGATGTTCCGGGATATCGAGGATCGGTATCTCGGCATCAAGCGTGCACTGAAAGATCTGTTCGACCAGCGCCTGACCGGGCGAGAGCGTGAGGTTAACAGCCATAACTGGCACTTCCTCTGCCACGACAATGGCGCTGATATGCGGCTCTACCAGGTCAATGCCGGCAAGTTCATCTACGATATGTCGGCGCAGGAACTGGCGGGTTTGCTTGAGGCTGTGCAGGGCATTCTCGACGATTACCTGCTGGATGGTGGCGAGCAAAACCTGTGGGCGATGGATTACGTCGTCGCAGAAGCACAGCGCGGCACGCTGGAGGCCTTCAACAACCTCTCGCAGCAGTCGCAGGTGTACGCCAGTCAGACGACGCTGCAGCATCTTTTAAGCAGCCCCGGTTATCTGAACCAGATATCGGCGTCCAGGCTGACAACGTTCAGTGACTGGAAGGTGATCAGCGACACCGCCCGCGGCGATCTGACCAATATCATCACCGATGCGGTAGCGCGCGGCGTGAATCCTCGCGAGACTGCCAGCGTAATCAGTAAGCGCCTCGATGTGTCGATGTCGAAGGCCAAGACCATCGCTCAGACTGAGCAGGTCGGCGCGCTGCGGCAGGCCCAGTGGAACGAAACGGACTGGGCGGCGGATCGGCTTGGGCTGAATACCGGTCTTCTGTGGCTATCTGCGCTAAAGCCTACCACGCGCAGCTGGCACGCCAGCCGTCACGGCAAGGTCTACACCACCGAAGAGGTGCGGGACTTCTACGCCGAGAACGGCAACCGGTACAACTGCTACTGCAGCCAGATTCCGGTGCTGCTCAACGACGACGGCAGCATCTTCAACGAGGGGCTGGCTGATAATCTTGCAAAAGAGAGAAAAGACTGGGTTAAATAATCAATAAAGTTCATGTTATTTTTGCCGTTATTAATTAACGACTCCTTAATTAAATGGAAAATGACATGCAATCAAAATTTAAAGATATTCGCTTTGATAGAGTGCAGCCAGTCACTAAAGCTAAGCACCGAACGCACATAGCTTTTCTGACGATTAACGGTGACACCGAATCAGCATTAATTGCTGAATTAAAGAAACGATACCCCAAAGAAGGGATTGAACTAGTAAGCTATAAAAAATAATAACAAGGTCGCCACGGCGGCCTTTTTTATTGCCTGAAATCCACCAATGAGGACCCAGCATGAAACGCAACCGCGTTAACGTGCTGTCCGTCGTCAACTCCGCTTCAAACATCACCACTGAAACCATCGACGGCAAGCCACATATCGTGGTTCGCGGCATCACGCCTGTCGTGGACGATATCGTGATGAACCGGAAGTTGTACCCGGCAGCAGAAATCGAAAAGGCCTACAACACGCTTGAGCGTAACCCGATGCCGCTGGGCCACCCGAAAGTGGATGGCAAGCATGTGTCAGCACGCGATGTCCGGGCGGTGAACGAGTACCACGTCGGCGCCTGGCTACAGAACGTCACCCACAAAGACGGGAAGGTGACGGGCGACATGTACGTTAACCGTCAGTTCGCCGAATCCAGCGATAAGGGCAAGCGCCTGATCAACCGCCTGGATGAGATGCTGGCCGGTACCAATTCAGACCCGATCCACATCTCCACCGGCCTGCTGTATTCCGGTATCGCTGCCAATGGTGAGTCGAAGGGCAAGAAGTACAACGTGATCGCCACCAACATGATGTTTGACCATGTGGCGGTACTGCTCGATGAGCCTGGCGCCGGTACGCCGGAAGAGGGCGTGGGCATTTTCGTTAACTCAGAAGGTGATGAGCAGCAGATCGAAGTTGCCCGCCTTGCTGACGGAATTGACTGCACCCGCGACGGCCTGTTCAACAAAACCAAATTCTTCTTCACCAATGCCTCCAACTTCTCTTTCGACGACATCTCCCGCGCTATCAGCGACAAGCTGCGCGAGGGTGACACCAAAGATAAGTGGCTTTGGCCTGAAACGGTGTGGCCGGACAGCTTCATCTACCGGGACGACACCAAATACCTGAAACAGAAGTACCTCATCGATGATGACGGCAAGGCCGTGTTCGTCGGCGAACCTGTAGAAGTCGTGCGCAAACCCACTGAGTACGAGATTAAAACCAACGGAGAGAACGATCCGATGAAAGAACTGATTATCAATGCGCTGCAAGCCGCTGGTAAGCCGACTGAAGGCAAGTCCGACGCCGAGCTGATGGACGCATACAACCAGATGAAGGCCGAAGAAGCCACCGCCAAGAAAAAAGGCGATGAAGAAATCGACCCGGAAACCGGCAAGCCCAAGAAAAAAGAGCAGGCCGCCAATAACGAAGAGATGCCAGCGTGGGCGAAAGTCCTTACTGAGCAGGTTACCGCACTTAACAGCCAGATCAATGCCAACTCTGGCAAAGAGAAAGGCGAAAAGCGCGCAGCTGTGAAGCTGGCGATGAACATGAGCGATGAAGAAGTCGCAGATCTGGACGGCAAGGCGCTCGACGCCATGTATGCCAAGTGCCAGACCTCTTTCGGCCTGAACGGTGCATTCCGCCAGGCTACTAACACCCAATCAGTCAGCGAAATGCCGGAGTAAAAAATGGCTAAAGACGGAAAACACGTAATCCACGCCGGTGGCGTATTCCCTAATCCGCTACTTAACCGTGAGAGTGCAGCGGCAGCGGCAACACTGCCTGGTACGGTTGGCTTCATTACGGCCGGTAAGTTCACTGCATCAGTAGCAGGCGCAGAAGCGGCGATCCTCTATGTCGCTGATTTTGACTATCTGCGCTGCCAGACGGTAGATGACAGTATCCCGGTTAATGAGTTGGTGGTTGGCATTCATCCGCTCCCAGGGTTGTTCCTGAACGTACGTGCTGCGGCAGGGACATACAAAAAAGGTCAACCGGTAGCAGTCGCCAATGGTCAGATCACTGCGGTTGTAGCAGACGCAGCCGTATTCGCTTATGTCGAAGAAGATGTAGCAGTCACTGCGGTGGCAGGCGATCTGATTCGCGTTGTGTTCAAATAAGGAGCACCTGAATGCTTGTATTTTCTCGCTCTATCGGTGAACGCACCGGTAACCTCGAAGTCAACCAGGCTCAGTTCCGTGAACTGGAGATGGCGCGCAACATGAGCGCTCAGGCCGTGGCTGACTTCATCGCCCGAGCCCGTTTCGGTGAGAATGGTCACCTGGACGCAGTGAACGCCGTCGATGACATTCGTCGCATGTACCGTGCTTATGACCAGACCGTGCTGGCGCAGTTCGAGCCGAACACCGAGTTTACCCTGTTCAACGATCTGATGCCTCTGTCGCGCTCTGTGCGTCTGGAAGAGTCCGTGTATGAATACGCGCGTACTGGCGGCCGTGGCTGGGCGCACACTTCCATGTCCGGACAGATTGGTGCAGCGCTGGATGCACGAGCCTACACCTTTGACGGCACCATGGTTCCGATTCATGACTCGGGTTTCAAATTTCACTGGCGTGATCCGATTTTCAATAAAGGGTCGGCACTGTCCTCTCTTTCTGACTCTCAACGGGGTTCGGTTGATGATGTTCGCCGTAAAATCGTGGATTACATGTTCAATGGCTTCCGCGATTCGGAAGGTAACTTCGTAACCTTTGACGGCAAGACCTGGAAAGGGCTTAAGGCTGATGATCGTGTTGGTTTGGTCGATCTCGGCGCTTCAGGCCTGAACATCAACTTTGCAACAAGCACTGATCCTGATGCGATGCGTAAAGGCGCTATTGCACTGCGCGATGTGTTGAAGCTTCAGAATCATCAGTACGGCCAGCAGACATGGTACGTATCCAGCGAAATCATGTCGAACTGGGAGCAGTACTTTGATACCCAGAACAAGACCCGCACAGTCCTGGATGAGATCCTGAAACTTTCTGGCATCGCTGCTGTGAAAGAAGATGCTGAGTTGACAGGCAACCAGGTGTTGGTTGTGCCGCTGGCGGCAGGCGTTATTGCGCCAGTGGTTGGTCAGGCAGTGGGTACCGTTGCGGATCCTCGTCAGTTCTATAACAGCGACTACGTCTGGCGCACCTGGGGAGCCGCAGGGCTGATGGTTAAGCAGGACATCAACCTCAAACACGGCGTTCTCTTCGCGAGAAGCTAAGGAGAAAGTGAATGGCACTGGTTAAAGTAACGGGTAATAACCTGTTCTCTGGTGCCAATCTCCGCAAGTTGGAGGTTGGCTCAGAGGTGGAGGTTGACCGCAGCACAGCTCACCGCTGGAAGAAGGCAGGACTGGTCGAAATCATCACTGATGAAGATCGCGTGCTTGAAGTGGCCACTCCTGACAATGATGCTGCAGAGCAGGCAGACACCTCCGCTAAATCGAAGAAGGCGAAATAACCATGGCTGACCAAATCACAGCGGCAGACGTGCAGGCGCTCCTCGGTGAATTGGGTTACTCCATTCCGGGCGCGCTGCTGGAGCCGATTCTCTGCGTGGTGAACAAGATTATCCCGTGCCTCGATGGCGCGGGGTATGACGAGTGCACCGCGAAGCTGATCCTGATGTATGCCGCTGCTCTTATGGCTACGTCCTCTGGTGCACGCCGCATCAAATCGCAGGGCGCTCCTTCGGGTGCGTCTCGTTCGTTTGAATATGGCGACGACAGCATCACCTGGTTGCGCGACTCGCTGGCCCGTCTCGATACCAGCGGTTGCACCGGTGAGCTGCCAATCAGTGCCGGTAATAGCGTCGGCCTGTTCATGGTGGTCGGAGGCTGCTGATGACGTACAAATCAGTTAAGCACGGGCTGCCGCGTTCATTTGTCCGCGTCTGGGTGATGACAGACACCGGGCGGGAGACTACCGGCTACGTGAAATCGGATGGGGAGTGGTTTATTAACTGCCCGCGCATCCGGGCGACGGGCGCGAAGGTGCTGAGGTGGAAAGAATGAAGCGAGGCGGGTTACTGAAAAGCAGCCGACTTTATCGTGTTGGCGAGGTGGTCATGGACTCTTGCATCCCACCGGGCGCCATTAAACGCAGTGAGAGATTTAAAGACCATGGTGGAAGTGTAACGGTTGTGCTGCGCTGGAAGGAGTGAAATATGGCAACTATCAGGGCCAGGAAGATTAAAGGAATTGCTTACGATGTTAAATGCTGTATCGCTGGGAAGGATGAGCAGTTTACCGGGGAGACAAGCAATCCTAATTACATCGAACTGTTTTTGAGTATCACCAATGGCAACCCATCCTCGGTATTTATTCCTGTCGGAAACGACCGCTACATAAGCGTCAAAACCATCGAATCAATATTCATCACGAAATTGCTTGAGGACTGATATGTCGGCAACCGCGAACTGGTCATACACGGCCACGGCGACCATCTGGCGAAAGCTGGAAGGCAATGACGAATACGGCGATCCACTGGGCTATGCCGAGCCAGAGCAAATCCTCTGTGATTACGAGGGCGGGCTCAGCAAGAAGTTAGCCAGCCTTGGCGCTGAAATCGTCGTCAAGAACACCGTTTGGACAGAGTTCGCGCTGGCGGCTGCGGGTGATTACTTGCTGATTGGCGTGTCTACCGAATCCGACCCGGTTGTGGCCGGTGCCGACGAGGTACGGCAGGTTATCCGTTACGCAGACACGTTCGAGCGAGTGGCGGATGATTACGCCATTCTGACGGGAGTGTAGCCATGGGCATCAAAGTAAAGGGCATCAGCCAGGCGAAGAAGCACCTGAACGATGTCATCAACGACGTTAAGGGGCGCAAGGTAATCCGCGCGTTGCAGTCAGCGATGATGCTTATCGGTACCCGGGCGGCATATTACACCCCGATCGACACCTCAACGCTGATTAACAGTCAGTTCCGGGAAATCGACGCTGGCGGCGTGCTCATCACCGGGCGCATCGGTTACTCAGCCAACTATGCCGCGTACGTTCATGAGGCATCAGGCAAACTGAAAGGCCAGCCGCGCGCGAACTTCGGCGTGACCAGCAACAGGTCTGAGTTCGGCCCGCAGAAACCGAAAGAGTTCGGCGGAGGCACCGGAAAGGGCAACTACTGGGATCCGCATGGTGAGCCGCAATTCCTGACCAAAGGCGCAAATGACGAGCGCGATAACGTTGACGCGGTGATGCGCAAGGAGCTTTCGCTATGACACCCATGATGCACGAGCGGGTGCGCAACATGTTCGGCGACGCCGGGCTAACGGCCGGGTTCACGGTGCAGCAGCTGATGTACGACGACCCGGGAGATCTGTCGAAGGCGATCATGGTGTTCAGGCCTAACGGCGGGTCGAATATTCGGACTGATCTCGGCTCTGAGTATCACGTCCTGGTTGATGTCGTCGGCGCGAAGGACAAGCGCAAAGACGCGCTCAATGCCGTGCAGCGAATCGTTGATTACGTCCAGGCCAACCCCATGGCTGACGAGTGTGTCGGCTACATCCAGAACATGGGCGCAATTCCCGCGCCGGTGCTCACAGAAGAAGGGCGAATAGTCTTCCGACTCCAGTTCGCCTGCACTTACGGCGAATAGCCATACCAACCAAATAACCCGCTACGGCAGGTTTTCTTTTATACGTCAAAGAGGAGTTTCACATGGCTGATTGCCAGAACTCGAACGAACGCCTTTTCGGTGGCGCAGTCGTGCTGGAAGTTGCCGATGGCTGCCCGGACGTCAAACCACTCGAAGCTGAGTGGATGGCGCTGGCCGCTGGTACGTCGAAAGGCTTCGACTTCAACCCGAACTCGGTTACCTCTGATGCGGATGACGGCGGCGGCTATGTCGAGACCATCATCACCAACAGTGACTTCACCCTGAGCTTTGAAGGTGAGGTGCGCAAGAAGGACAAGCTTGATCAGTACGGTGTTGGCAAGTTCATCAAGTATTTCGCTGACGAGCTGAAGGCCAAGCGCCAGCCAGGCATCTGGGTGCGTATGGACTACGGCCCGGTCGAATTCATCGGCTACATGAACATCACGGCGCTGAGCTCTGACGGCGGTACCAACGATATCGTAACGTTCTCTACCGAGTTCAAAGTCGGTGACGCGAGCACTATCGAAGTGAACGAAATCACTGCTGTTGCGGTGACTGGCGTGACGGTAACCCCGACAACCAGCACCGGTACGGCAGGCGGTACCAGCACCTTCACGGTGAATATCGCACCAACTGGCGCTACCAACAAAGACTTCACTGTAGCGACTACCGATGCGACTAAGGCAACGGCTACCGCCTCAGGCAACACCGTTACCGTGACGCGTGTCGCCACAGGCAGCGCGCAGATCATCATCAACACCGAAGACGGCAACTTTGTGGCCGTGCATACGGTTACTGTTACCTAACGGACATTCAAAAGGGCGGCGTGCTGCCCTTGATAATGACCGTTTACTGGAAGCCCTATGACCGCTTTAACCGATATTGGCGAACTCTCTATCAGCGACAGCCGCGAAGGCGGGAAAGATTACCTGCTTCGACCTTCATTCGAGGCGATGACCAGGATCGGCACTCCGGAAGAGATTGTGCAGGCGTACGCCACCATCCACGGCAATGATGTCGCTCAGCTCATTGAGGTGTGCGCAGGCGCGCTGGGGCGTTTTCCTGACTGGCTTTCTCCATCATTCAACCGCGCTGCTGAGAAGCTGTTATCAACGTGCATGCTGGTGCTGCAGGCGTGCTGCGATGACGATCTGACGCCGATGATTGGCGAGTGGAAGGGTTGGCGACACTGCGTTGTTTACCGTCCGGGCCAGATGCCGAAGAACGACATCATCGTGCTGGCGCAGCACCTCATGCAGCACGGCGTCGTCGGAAAAGCCAAGGTTCGCCAGCTGCAGCGCCACGAAACAGGCGCCAGAACGAACGAATTTAAAGCCTTCGACTACATCAGCGCGGCACGGAGCCACTTTGAAATGAACCGCGCAGAAGCCTCGCAGTTAACGATGACCGAATTTCAGATGCTGTTGGCGGCGAAATATCCTGACCAGAAAGGCTTTACTCGCGAAGAGTACGACAGCATCGCCGACGAGTACCTGGCTAAACAGGCCGCACGCAGGGCAAAAGCAAAGCAATAACCGGAGAATGACATGGCAGGTGAGAAGAACGCCGGTAGCATCGTTTATGAAATCAGCGCCGACGTTGAGCCGCTGCTGCAGGGCGGAAAACAGGCCATTGATGCTCTGGACAAACTGGATGCTGCAGCCCAGCAGTCCGGCAAGGGAATGGATAACCTCGATCAGAGCGCATCACAGACCGGGTCCGCGTTTACTGAACTGGCCGGTTATGCCAACTCCATGGACAACCAGCTACGGAAGCTGAACACCAACGTGAGCGGCATCGCCCGCGCAATGGAAGAGGCCCGCAGCGGTACCGGCGGCGCGAGCAGTGAATTCAGTCGAGCAGAATCCATCATCGAAGCGCTGGGTAACCAGCTGGCTGTGCTGGACGAAGCGCAGGAGAATGGCGCGCGTAGTGCCGCAGTTCTGGCTGCGCAGTTGCGTGCCGGGTCGAAAGCGACAGACGAAGAAAAGCAGAAAATCGGCGAGCTGACCGGCCGTCTGTATGACATGAAGACTGGCGTTGAAAATGGCGCAAAGGGAACTGGCAACTGGAAAACCAGCATGCAACAGGCCGGGTACCAGGTTCAGGACTTCATCGTACAGGTGCAGGGTGGACAGTCTGCGCTGGTGGCGTTCGCCCAGCAGGGCTCGCAACTAGCTGGCGCATTTGGTCCTGGCGGTGCCGTGGTTGGGGCCATAATAGCGCTTAGTTCAGTCCTGGCTGGCGTGCTGATTACTTCGCTGAATGGCGGAAAGAACGCCATGGACGCGCTGAAAGACGCAGCTGAGGCGATGGATAAGGTGATCACCATTTCCTCGCAAGGCGTGGCCGCGCTTTCAGACAAGTATGCTGCACTGGCGCGCGTAAATGCTGACGTGGCTACTTTGTTGCGGAATCAGGCACTGCTGGAGTATAACCAGGCCATCTCGAAGATACCTAAGGCCATTAGTGACGCGTCTGATGCATTCATTACGTTAGGCGATCGCGCACTCGCGGCGGTCGGCGGGGCGTCTCCAAGCATCAAGAAATTCAACGATGAGCTTTCTGCGCTTGGTGTTACCACCACAGACTGGAGCCAGGCCATTCAACAGGCCAACAGCCAGGGTCAATATGCCTCTGGTATTGTGAACTCGCTGTCCTCAACGGTGAGCACGCTTTCTTCTCGTCTGGGCATCAGCAAGCAGTCAGCGTTTGATCTGGCAAGAGAACTATCAGACCTGAGCAATAACCCTTCACCGGAAGCACTTCAGGAACTGGCGAAAAAACTCCAGGAAATGCAGTCCTCATCCAAAGATGGGCAGTCAGCCATTGCTGAGCTGGCTGGTAAACTTGTCGATCTGGCGAGAGAAGCAGCCAACGCGAAGATAAACGTCGACAGCCTGAACAAGTCCACTGACAACCTCACGGCCGGGCAGAAGAACCTCATCAAGCAGTCTGAGCGAAACCTTGCTCTGTCGAAACTACAGGGCGAGGCCCGCGCACGCTTGCAGGCGCAATACGCCGCCGAAGATGCCGGGTTTGCGAAGGATGATCCGCACGCGAAGCAAATGGAAGACGATGCTGCAGCTACGTACAAAAATACGCAGGCGCAGAAGTCGCTTCAGTCAGAGCAGAAGAAGGGCGCGTCACAGGCTGATTCTATTGCCCAGAAGCTGGCGAACCTGAAACAGCAATCAGAGCTTGCCGCTGACTCAACGAATAAGCTGAGTCGCGAGCAGGCCATCCTGACTGCGCAGCAGTCGCTCGGGAAAGGAGCCACTAAAGAGCAGATAGCGCTAGCCGGTCAGTATGCGGCAAAAAAATGGGATACAGCCAACGCCATCAAAGCTGAAGCTGCAGCCCAGAAGCTTCTCCCTGAAGCGGCTGAGAACGCCAGTTACAAACAGGATGTTGAGGATCTGAATACGGCGCTGGCAGCGAAGAAAATCAGCCAGGAGCAGTACAACCAGACCTCAGAACGACTGGCGGCAACGCACCAGGCTAACCTCGCGAAAATACAGGCACAACAGGCTGTAACGCCACAGCAAGAGGCTGTCGGCGGAGTTGACCCTGTTCAGCAGCTGGCTAACGAGAACGCCAAGAAACTCGCGCTTATACAGTCATACGAGCAGCAAGGGCTGATTACTCACCAGAATGCCATGGCATTACGTGCTGCAACTGACACGCAGTATGAGCAGGCGCGCATCGCTGCCCAGTGGGAGATTTTCCGCAACCAGAGTATGGGTAATGAGTTGCTGGCCGCGAGCTTTGACTCTCTCGCAGGCAACGCTTCCAATGCCTTAACCGGCATCATCACCGGTAGCATGTCGGCGCAGGAGGCAATGCAATCTCTCGCCAGCAACGCCCTGAATAGCCTGATTAACGGCTTCGTTCAGATGGGCGTAGACTGGGTTAAATCTGCCGTGATGGGTGCGGCTGCACAAACCTCAGCCATTGCCACAACTACTGCGGCGCAAACTGCTGGTTTAGCGACAACCACTGCGGCAAGCACCGCGGCGGCCACGACAACAATGGCAGTCTGGACGCCAGCTGCAGCCGTCGCCTCAATCGGTTCTTTCGGCGGAGCTGCGGCGATCGGTATTGCTGCCCTTATCGCGGCTATGGCGTTGGCTGGAGGTCTGGCTGGTAAGCGTAAAAACGGCGGCCCTGTTGCAGCCGGCTCGATGTACCAGGTAGGTGAGGGCGGCATGCCTGAAATCTACCGTGCCAGTACCGGAAAACAGTACATGATCCCCGGAGATAATGGGCGTGTCATTAGCAATAAACAAATGAGTTCCGGTGGTGGAGAAAGTGGAGGTGTGGTTGTGAATATCAACAACTATACCGGTGCCTCTGTGGACGCTCAGGCTACTCCTGATGGTAATGGTGGATGGACGGTTGAAGCGTTCATTTACGACATGGATAACGGAGGCCCGGCAAGTCAGGCAATTCAACGAAATCATCAGGCACCACGTAAAGCGAGGGAGTAATGGCAATACCATATCCAGACTGGCTACCGCTGGCGCAAAAAGGAAAGTCACCAACAACCGATACTGGTTTTCGCACGGATCAGCCAACGGTCGGTGCGCCGATATTCCAGAAACTGACTGATGACCTGAAAACGTCGTTCTCGCTGACATGGATATTCACGCGCGACCAGCACCGGGCGTTTATGCAGTGGTTGCGCAGTCCGAACTACCTGGACAACTGCAACCAGTGGTTCACGATGCCTGTAGGTACCGGAACCGGAGATACAGGTATTGAGGTGCAGGAGTTGCACTTCATCGCCTGGCCATCATGGTCGCAATCAGGTTCAATCTTCACATGGAGCGGTGACGTTATCGCACGTGAACTGGTTAACTCTGATGACGACTTCGACGACATCATTGTTGAGCTTCCGCCTCCGTGGGCGTCATGGCTGGACATTATCGTTACCGGGTATCCTGACGATCGCGACCCGGAAAGTCTCCCGAGGGCGCCGTAATGCCTACATTGCGAGAATTTCAAAGCCAGCGACCGAACCGGATCCTGTATGAAACCATCACCTTCTACAACGAGACATTCGGGTATGTGCGTCTGGTGAATAACCAGATATTCCCCAAAACTCTTGGCGGGCAGGTGTTCACGCCGTGCCGGATGGAACTGACGGAAAGCCAGCAGAGCAATACGCCGGTACTCGACAGCACGGTTAAGTTCAGCAGACTTGCTCAGGACTTCAAGCAGAAGCTGAAACTCTGGAAAGCGCATGCGCGCATCACGCCGATCTCCGCAACCTACCAGGTGTTTGATTCCGCAGATATGAGTACAGCCATTAAAACATGGACGCTCTATGTGTCTGACTGTTCGATGGATGACAAGGACGTCACATGCAGTCTGACGCGTATCAATCCGCTTAACCGCAACGTCGGCCGCCTGTACACCGTCGAAGAATATCCGGGGCTTCAGAATGTCTAAAGACGACTTCCTTTCACGCGTAACCGGTATCCCCTGGCAGAACCGAGCCTGCTCTTTCGAAGCCGCGGATTGCTGGGGGTTAGTGGTGCTTTACTACCGGTACGTTCTCGGCATTGAGATACATCAGACGGCTGACTACGAAAGCGGTAGTGACTTCCTGACCTGTTACGACAGTGATGTTGTGTTCTGGCGCCGCACGGAGTCTTTCTGTGATGACGGTATTTTCGTCGCCTGGGTCGGCAGCCAACCAGTACATGTCGGCATGATTGTCGACGGGCGAGTATTACATAGCCGCGGTGAAAATGGTCATGTCAGGTCAGACGCGATCCGCACCATTCAGAAACTATTCACCAAAGTGGAGTTCTATTCTTATGCCGGTAATCGAAATTCAGCGAGTACCAGGGCTGCCTAAAGACCGGGATGTCGTCAAAGCTGGGACGGTGTTTTCTGAATGGCTGGAGCAGGAAAGTTTTCACCGGGACATACGCATCCGCGTAAATGGAACTGAACTAGGACCTGATGATGAACTTGCATTTCCACTGCAGGAAAATGACAGAGTAATCATCTTTGATCAGCCTAAAGGAGGCGGCGGGCTGATCGGGACAATACTTAACCCACTTGAGCACTTCAACCCTATAAAGTTCACGCAAAAAATACTGTCCGGTCTGATGCCAAAACCTAATACGAGCGCATCAAGTAGCAACAGCAAAACATCACCGAATAACAGCCTGAAAGGGCAAACAAATACCGCACGTAACGGTGAGGCTAAACCTGATAATTTCGGACAGGTGCGCGCGTTTCCAGATTTGGTTCAGGAGTCAATGTTCGAATATGTTCTTGGAGGCCAAGATAACTCAGGAATTAAATATGTAACAGAGATGATGAATTTCGGAATAGGGGTTTATGACATTTCCTCTGTCAGGTTTTCAGAAACAAATCTTGGGTCAATGGCTGGCGCTACCTATACCATTTATCAACCTGGGCAGGTTATTCCCTCTGTAACAGAAGGGTATCAGTTTGACGATGTTGACGGTCAGGAAATGCCTGGGCCGAATGAAAATGATGCAGTTCCTGTCGAGTCAGCCAGCGCAAATACAGTAATCAGTGGCACATATGCGGGTGGCGAGATAGCGATAAAAATCGTGAAACAGTCAGATTTTGACTATTTCACTGGATTGATTTTGCCTCATCCAGTTACTTTCACCATAAATGTGACGTATCCGATTCCAGATGGAACAAAAACGGAAGATGTGACTATTACGGCAAGCCTGTCTGAGTTTGCAGAAACCAACAATGGGGCCGTAGTAAACCCTGTTTACTATTACACATTCACATTCAATGAACTCTCAGGAACGACAGTACCTGTAGAGAATGCAACCATCAACACGACGAAATTCATACTAAACGATAACGGAGCATTGGTCGTTGGTCCATTTATTTCACCGATTAGATCAAGTCAGATATGGGCACATATTCAGGCTGGGTTCGTGGGAGGGCAAACTGCAAATTTCGAGATGACTCTATGGCAGGTTGATGATGAGAATGGGCAAATTCCAGGGACCAGTCAAACCATAGCATATCAAATAAAAGCGGGGTCAAAGGGTGTATCACGAACTTATTACCGCACTTTTAAGGTTGTCCCAACTGCTGGATATGGGCGATACGCTGTTTCTGTACGTCGTGTGAATAATAGTTCAAATAATAACAAACTACAGCTTGAAGAAATTCATGCTGTCAACATCAGGAGTAACGTTGTTCATCCTGATGATACCACTGTAATGATCAGGGTTCGGGCAACTGAAAACGCCACAGGCAGCAGGGACAGGAAATACAATGCTCTAATCACCCGGCACGTTATCAGCTACAACATGACGACCAGACAGGTCGATTATACGATCCGTCCTTCACGTAAGTTCGCCGATATCGCGTTGCATAACTGGCTGATGGTTGGCGGACAGTCTGAGTCAAGCATTGATATTTATGGGTTGTATCAGATTCAGGCAGAGATTGATGCTATCGATCCGCGCCTTGGGTACTTCGATTACACTTTCGATGATGAAGACGTTTCCCTTGGTTCAAGGATGGAAACCATCTGCGATGCTGCCAGCGTCACTGTCTATGATGACAACGGCGTTTTGTCGTTTACCCGTGACAGTAAGAAAACCTCAGCAGCGACAATCTTCAACCGCTCCAACACAAAGTCAGACCGGTACTCACTGTCATACGACATGACGCTACCTGGTGGATATGACGGCGTAGAAGTGCAGTTCCGTAACCCGGACACGAACAAGCAGGATTTCGTTCGTTACCGCATTGTTGGAAATAGCATTGTGGAAGGGATGCCGACGAAGGCCAAAAAGTTCGAGATGCTATACATCAGGAACAGGTATCAGGCCAATGAGCGCGCTCTGCGTGAGTGTAAGCGTCTCATCTATTCCAGGATGACTATGGCTATCACAGCTATGGCAGACGGTGAGTGGGTGAACGTCGGAGATATGGTTCAGGTCCCGGACACTTACGATACCAATCAGCAGGCCGGTTACATTGTCTCTCGATCAGGTAACGACTTCGAAACCAGTGAGCGTATTAATTTCTCTGGCTCGATGTATGTGCAGATCACAGATTCATCCGGCGCTACAACGGCCCGTTTTCCGGCTTCACCTCGTTCAGATACACAGTTTGGATTTACCGCAGCAGTTCCCGTCATACCACTGAACCTTTACGACGGGTTCGACGTTCAGTCGCCATCACGGTATGTGATTGCCACATCCGAGGAACTGGACGCTGGGCAATGGACCATCACCGCCAAGCAACCTGATGGACAGGGCGGCACAGCAATTACCCTCGCTGAGTACAGCGACCTGATTTACTCGTAAAACCAATCCCGACAACCACAACCCGGCCATTGCGCCGGGTTTTTTTATGGAAAAAATATGGCTACCCAACCAACTGATTTGCCAGTTCCAAGTGAATCTCCGCGCGACCTGAAGTTTAACGCAGGGAAGATTGATGAGTTCGCCACTTCGATGGGGTGGACGTACACGGACCGATTCGGAGCCGAGCATTACACCATAGAGGGATTAAGGTGGCTGGCTCAACAGGCTATCGCGCAATTCGGTTATATAACAATGGATAGCTTTGAAGATGGCAATACTCTGACGTTGCCAAATCAGGTTCTTCGCTTAGAGGAAAACGGAGAATACTATCGCTGGGATGGTGCGTTTCCAAAAGTTGTGCCTCCAGGATCCACCCCTGATACAACGGGAGGAATTGGTGCAGGAGCCTGGCTTAGCGTAGGTGATGCGACCTTGCGAAGCCAGTTGAATAATGTATTCACTGACGTGGCAAGTCTGAGAAGCTCAAAAAATATTAATGTTAATATTCCTGTCCTGCTTTCTGGATACTACCTTGGCGTTGAAGGTGGCGGTGGGGAATTTTATGTTGATGAGTCAGATTCGGTTACATCAGATAATGGCGGGACTGTATTTGTAAACGCTACTGGACAACGAATCAAGAGAACTTTAGATGGTGTATGTCGTTGGTCAGACTTCGGAATTCTTCCAGGCATGCCGGTAGCGCCTACAAAATCGCAGTGTGAAACTGTCTGGGCGTGGGGTTTTGCAAACGGATGTACCCGGTACGAAACCTTCCAGAAAGGCGAAATGACGTTCACTTTCCCTCTGTTGTTTCAGGTTCCTGCTGACTGGACCGGCGGGGCGGTTAGCTTCATTGCCGAAGGGCTACATAAGTTTGCTTATGATTTCACCAATGGTGCTACTGATGACGTGGTTGAGATCATCCTCAAACTTGAAGACCTGTCAGGGAATACACCCATCCATACTATCTATAATTTCGATAACATTGGCATGGGGCGATTTCCAGGGAAAAACATTCGCTATACAGCACTTCGACACACATCAGCTAAAAACTCTGTAATTAAGGCTAGAGGTAAAAATAACTACGGATACGGCGTGTTTCTTGCTAACAGTGATAACAGCATTGTCTACGCAGATTTATATAACTGCAATGGTCAACTTCTTGTTACTTCTCCTGCTGGCTCTTATGACAATTTTGGTGACGGGGTTTATATTGGCGCTAAGAATGTGACAATTGAGAACCCAGTTATCGTTACGACAGAAGGCGGCAGGGCTGGAATAGTGTATGAAGGTACGTCAGTTGATATGGTAGGTGGTACAGTTATAAGCCCACGAATCGTCGGATACGATCGCGGAATTCATATCGAGACTGTTGGTTTCAGAATGGATGCGGTTAATATCATTGGCGGTAGATTGCAGGACTGCAATACGTCAATACTGGTTTATAACGGTGTTACAACTGACATGCAGAGCGATCTATCTGTTATTGTAAAAGGCGTTACATCTCGAAGAGACAATGCGGTTTCTGAGCATGCCAATGCCGCTAACTTCTCTCAGGGTCACTTCATGGTTTCTGGTGTTAACGCTCAGATAACAACAGAGGGTTGTTCATGGCAGAACCATGTTAACAATATCACTGTCGCTGGCAATGGAAAGTGGATTAGCGATGGCGATCGAATGTTTTCTAACTCAGGAGGTATAAAACTGCCTTTTACTCGCGGAAGCGAAATACGCAATCTTTACGCACCAACAAACAGAAACCTGTTCAATAGTAATGGTGATGTACGCTTCAGGGATTCTTTTTGGGGTGGTGACATTAGCATTACTGGTGGTAATAAAACAATTATTGATAATGTAGAAATGTCTAGACAAGGAGGTTTTGCAAACTGTGGTCGTATATCTTTAACAGGAGCGGCTAATAGCTCAATATTGAGAAACATTATATTTCAGTTTCCTGATTCATGGGCTATTGATAATACGCAAACATTACAAGTACCAACCTGCCCGATAATTGAAAACATACACATATCAAGCTCAGCAACAGGAACAGCAACCCTCCAGAGAAACTCAGAATCAGGAGCTAATAATAGATACAGACGATCTATGCCGTCGTATATATCGAATGGCACAACGTGGACAATAGTCAGTTAAACATAATAGCCCACTATATGTGGGCTTTCTTTAAATACCTTGCCAGATAAATGGCTCTTTTCTCTATTGCAACATGTATGACCCACGATACAAATAAACAAATTGAAAGAACAAGCAACATGCTTGCAACACCTTTATTTGAGTAAAACGGCATCTTGAATGAATGCAAAAATAGCAAGGTAATTGGATGCGTTATATAAAATGTATAAGATAAGTCGCCAAGTTTATTTAGCACTTTGCTGTTGTTTATAGGCGATTTCTGTTCAATTAGTATCGCAGAAATAAATATAATCGAACAAGGGATGGCAACCCCTAAAGGACCGTGACCTGTCAGTTGGTAAAGCATTGATACAGCAACAAGAGAGGATGTATATAGAATAAATGGGCTTATAAATGATAAATGTCTTCTGATCTTAAATACGAACATGCCAAATACAAATTCAAGCATCATTGGAGATGCGAGTATTTTAAGTACAATAATATTGTCGAATATTATACCGTTATTTCTAGCGTATGCTGACAGTATTGATTCCCTGTCTGACAGCATAAATAATACTATGAATGTGATAGTTATTATTGCACCACAAATCTCAGCTCTGTATTTATGACTAAACGTCATTGACACCATAAAGATAAAATAAAATAAAATTTCAAAAGTTAAAGTCCATGCCGTGCTTATTAATGAAAACCCAAAAAATGGCGGGACGGCTGTTGAATCGTATGGAATAAGTAATAATGATTTTAACACCACGGAAGCATTAATTTCTTTTGCTCCTGTAATCATAGTAACACCCATCATTAGAAATATTCCAAACCAGTATGTTGGAAATATTCTAAAAAAACGCTTCAATGCAAATGATGATGCCGAACCATCCTTTTCAGTTGATAGCAAAATAACAAACCCACTAATCATAAAAAAAAGGTCAACACCAAAATAGCCATTACTAAACAGTAAGCTACCCAAATTAGATTGCGCATAAACGCCATTCAGCATAGCTCTTTCATGATAGAAGAAAACCATTAGAGCTGCTATTCCGCGCATGTAATGTATAGACTTAATCATTATAGTATCCATAAAAAAATCAGCACAATATTAGCAGTAACCATATGAAATTCAATGCTTCGTTAGTCAATTATAGATAATAGTGTGAAATATTTTTTCAGTTCCAATCACCTGCTACTTGATCTGTAACGCAGATTGGTAATACTGTATAAATAAACAGTATATGGAGGTGCATGCCATGGGATTTCCATCACCAGCAGCAGACTACGTAGAGCGAAGCATATCGCTTGACGAAAAATTCGTTGAACATCCAGCATCTACATACTTCATGAGAGCAGGGCAAACATACTGGCGAGAAGGCATCCAGAATGGTGCCTTGCTGGTCGTGGATAGCTCACTAACACCATGTGATGGTTCTCTGCTCGTCTGTAGGATAGATGATGAGTTAAGGATAAAGCGTTACCGTATTCACCCAAAACCGCACCTGGTGAATCTGGAGAACGGAAAGCGTGAAGATATACCAGGGCAGACTGGAGACTACAATGTGTCATCTCCGGTATTCGGAGTGATCACCTACATCATCAACGATGCGCGATCAGGTGAGTTTGATGATTGTCCGGTGATGTGAGACAAAAATGGGACGCAAAGGCTTTTATATGCCTTTCGACCGATTTCTATCTTTTTAGAAGGTGGGACGTGTGAGCGCCGTGGTGATGGGGTAAGTTACTGTTATATTAGATAGTCCTAGGAACTTCTAAGCCGTCGGTCACAGGTTCGAATCCTGTAGGGGGCGCCATTTCGAAGTCAATGTACCTCTACTGAATTCGCTTTTTATCCGTTATATTCCCTGAAATGAGAAAAAACTCCCTGTCGGTGTTAATCCTGATATATCTCTGGATGAGGCTCGCCTGAAGCGAGAGGACGCCCGGAAGGTATAAAAAGATCACCTCTTTTTTAACGAACCAGCGACCATACGGCTGCCGGCACTTTGTCATACAGGGTGTTCGTTATTATCTCCGCCAGTCGATGGTCGGCTGCTGCGTAAAAATTCACCAGTTCATCGTTATTTTTTTCGATGACTTTATCCAGCGTTGCCTGACAGGTACATTTCCTTAACTGGAAAAGCCATTCCTGCTTTGTTTTTGACATCATCTCTCTTCCTGATAAATGCATATTCCTGATTACGGCTCCGGTGATTTCACGAAAAACGGAGCCGGGTTTCCCGGCTCCGCCTATTTCAGACACATGACTTACCAGCTGTATTTTACCCCCACCATGCCCTGGGTATCACTGTAGCCTTTATCGCCCATCTGCACACCCACGTTGCCCCACACGCTCAGATGGTCGCTCAGCTTGCCTTCCACCCCGGTGCGGACTTCGCCCAGATTACGCGCGCCATCGCGGCTGACTTTTGTCCCGTCCATCTTCACGCCCCAGGTTTCCGTATTGTGGATCCAGTTCACTTCCACGAATGGCTGGAAGGTACGCTGTTTACCGTCATCCATTTTGTGGTGACTGCTCAGATACGTTCTCACCCCGAGCCGAGTCTGAATATTGCCGTCGCCCTGCGTTTCGATGCGGGTTCCGTCTTTACGGCGATGCGCATCATCCTTCACGCCCATCCAGGTGACCTGCGCCTGCGGCTGCACATACCAGGTGTTCAGTGTGCCCTCGCTGCCGTAAAACTCTCCGGCTTTCAGGGTATAACCCGCTTCGACGGATGCGGTCAGACCTTTCGATTTGTAGCTGTCGCTGTCCCGGTGGTCTGATTCCACGCTGCTGTCAAACCAGTTGTACAGCATCCAACTGTCCACATACATGCCGGTTTTGTCCGCATCGTTCTGGTACCAGGTGCCGTACAGACCGGCGCTGTAGCCGCTGACGCGTCCGTCAGAGCCGTAGCCAACACGGTCGCTGCGGGTGTTGCTGTGCTCGTTCGCATAGCCGCCCATCACGCCCAGGTGCCAGCGGTCCAGTCCGTCAGAACTCCACTGCGCGATGTCGCCACCAATCTGCAGCACATAGCGGTTGCTCTGTGTTTGCAGCTGGCCGTCACCGGAAGATGAACGTTCGTGACCGCCGACGTGGCGCATCCACATGCTGCTGACGTTCTCCTCACCGTTATACAGCGCATCGGTGTACTGCGGTTCACCGAGACGGTCATGCAGGCGGTGGTGAAACAGCGTGTTGGCTGCCGCGATATTGCTGATATAGCTGCCGGCTTCCGGGCGCAGCGCGTCCGGGGCGGTCGGATCGACTACCGGTGGTGTCGGTTCCGACGGGTCAACGTCAATCGGATCTGGCTCATCCTGCGGCGGTGTGCTGTCTTTCCATTTACTGGTCAGGTACCAGTTCTTCGCCGCTGCTCCGGCCCCTTTCGCCAGGGTATAGACGTAGGCCCCGGCTTCCACGGTCCCGGTGGTCAGGGAGAAGCTCCCCGCTGAGTTGCCGTCGACCTGGATGACCTCGATACCGTTCACCGTCTGTGCACCGGTCCCGCCGGTATTGGTCACGCTGACACGGGTATTGCCAGCCGTGTCGCCCTCTACCGTCAGTTTGTCCGTCACTGAGCTGTCATCGCCAAGTACGGTGTTGAGCGCCAGCAGACCGTTGTTCCCGGTGTAGTTGCCGTTCACCGTCAGGGTGTTACCCGGCGTTCCGTCTTCACGGGTCAGCAGGACTGAGCCGCTGTTGGTCAGGCTGCCGCCGACCAGAAAATCGGTCATCTGCATGGTACCGCCCTGCATGACATCAACGTTCCCGGCGGTGCTGCCGTAACCGGTGAAGGTGCCTCCGTTGTGCACGTTCACCAGCCCGCTCGCCATGTCCACCGCAGAGGCCGCGTCGCTGCCGAGCGCCAGTTCGCCGGCGTTGATATCCGTGGTGCCGGTGTAGGCCGCAGCGTCCTGCGTCAGGGTCAGGGTGCCGGTGCCGGACTTCGCCAGGTCGCCGCTGCCGCTGACGCTGTTACTGAGCGTCCAGTCACTGGCGGTGTTCACCGTCAGTTTACCCTCATCATTCACCGCGGCGGTGCCGAGGTTGTTCTGTTCACTCACCGTCAGGTTGCTGCCGCTGTCGATGTTAAACAGCCCGCTGAAGGCGCTGTTGTCACCGGACAGCTGCGCATTCGTGCTGTTCGTCGCATCGACGTTACCGGTGCCGCTGATGCTGTTCGCCAGCATACCGGTTGTACCGTCCAGCGTCAGGGTCCCTTCATCGGCGATGGCCCCGGTACCCGCACCCTGAGCATCGTTGATGACGACTTCCGCACCGCTGCTGATGGTGGTGGTGGCGCTGAGATTGCTGTTGGCACCGTCGATGGACAGCACGCCGCCGTCCACGTTCAGCTTACCGCTGCCGGTCAGGCTGCCATTGCTGTAGCCGCCGTTTGCCAGGCTCAGCGAGCCGCCGTTCACGTCGAGGACGGAATTAACATCGCTTGCCAGCTGACCTGCCATCTGCACAGTGCCGTTCAGGTCCGCTTTCGCGTCGCTGTTAATCGCCAGTTTTGCGGTGTCGCCCAGCGCGCCGTCCACGTCGGTACGTAGGGTGCCGCCCACCACGGTGGTGCTGCCGGTGTAATCGTTGCTGCTGTTCGACAGCGACAGCACGTCGCTGTCGGAGGTGATGACAGTCAGATTACCGCTGCCGGTGATGCGGGCAGACTGGTCTGCTGCCGCGCCGGTGGCCCCCGGGGTTCCGTCAAGGGTCAGGGTCTGGTCCTGCAGCAACTCAAGCTCTGTCAGGCCGTAGTTCACGTACAGGCCGTCACCTGGTGCGGTGGTCAGGCGGTAATCGTAGGTACCTTTCGCCACGGTGTTCCCGCCCTGGGCAATATCGACCTGCATCGCAGCCGGGATGTCGAGGCCGTACTGGTCCACAAGTGTCAGGTTACCCCCGCTGCCGGTGACGTTCGCTGCGCTGACCAGTTGTACACCAACGTTGGCGTCATCCTGGGTCATCAGGGACGAGGTGGTGTCCGTCGCTATTTCCGGTACATACGGGTCGGGAATGTTCACCTGTACCGTGCCGCTGCCTGAGGCATCCAGCGTGTTCACCGTCACATGGCTGGCGGCCACGATGTCATGCGGCGCGGTGGCGTTAAAGGCCATATAGCCGCCCTCAAAGCTGAGCCCGCCAATCGCCTGTTCACCGTCACCCACCGTGGTGAAGCTGCCGGTATTCACGTTCAGGGTGGCATTCGTCATGGCCGTGGTGTTCACACCGTCAAGCGACAGGGTCGCGTTGCTCAGGTCCACGGTCCCGGCGAAGGTGCTGCCGGTGGTGGTGGCAAAGTTAAACGCCGCCCCGCTGGCATTCACCGCCATGGTTCCGGTGCCGGTCAGTCTGTTGGTGAAGGTGCGGTCAACGGGACTGTTCACCGCCAGAACCGAGGTGGCATCGATATCAAACGCTGCGCCACCGGTGGGTTTACCGCCCAGCGCATAACCACTATTCAGCGTGAACAGGGACGCCTCACGCAGGTTCACCAGGTTGTAGTTGTTGATTTGCGTACCGGTGCCGTCCATGGTGAAGCCTTCAGTCACCCCCTTAAAGAACACAGTGGCGTTACCGCTACCGCCGTTCAGGGCGTTAAAGGTGTTGCCGTTGCCCAGTACGGTGACCATATCCACACCCGCAGAGCCGCTGACGGTGTTCACATCCGCGCCGTTTGTCAGCAGGACAGTGTTGGTGCCGTTGCCGTTGAGCGCAATGTTGCCGCCCACGATACCGTCGTCCACCGTCACCGCGTTATTGCCGCTGCTTGTGGTGATGTTGTTACTGACGGTGCCGGTGTTGTTCACCGTGGCATTCGCCCCGTTCATCACCACGTCACCGTTAATCAGCCCGGCGTTGTTCATCGTGGCATTTGCCGCGCTCATCGCCAGCGTCGGTGTGCCGGCGGCGGAGGCGGTAATCACCCCGGTGTCCGCGTTGGTGAAGGTGGTGGCATTCGCCGTATCAACCGTGGAGGCCGTGGCACTGGCCGATTCCAGTATGCCGCGGTTGGTGGCAGACGTGACGCCGCTGCCCAGTTTCAGGGCAGGGCCGCCCGCCGCGTTGCCCACGGTGACGTACGCCGCCGTGTCCACAGTGCCGGTGGTGTTGGCATAAATGCCGGTACCGCCCGCGCCGGTGACGTTAATGGTCAGGCCGGAGGAGCCGGACAGGTCGAGGTTACCGGTGGTGGCGCTGCCGTCGGCATTTTCGAACGCAATCCCCTCACCGTTACCGCTGACGGTGATGAGACCGCTGTTGGTTTTGTCGATGGTGACCGCGGTACGTACCCCGGCACCGTTCGCCACGTCAATGGTGGTGTTCGTCAGTTGCAGGTCGGTCAGGTTCGCGGCGTTCTCAATACCGTTCCCCGTGGCGCCTGCCGCGTTAACGATAATGTGTGCCCCGTTCACATCAAGCCCGGTGGCACCGGTGCTTACCAGCACACCATCAGCCGTGCCGCGGGCTTCAACCGTGCCCACGCCGCTGCCGACCAGGTTCAGCACCCCGGCGGCCAGGTTGATGGCCGCAGTCCCGTCCGTTGCCAGCACGGTGCCGCTGTTGGTCACCGAAGAGGCCTGCCCCTGGTCACCGGCACCGACATACAGTGCGGTACCGTTAGCGGTGATATTGCCCCTGTTACCGACTTCACCGCCCAGCACCTTCACCGCCGTTGATTCGGTACCAGTGAGGACAATGTCGCCGCTGTTATCAAGGGTACCGCTGTTCTGCGCGGTAAAGGCAGTGGCACCGTTGACCGAAGAGGTGATGGTGGCCGCGTTGTTCAGTACTGCCCCACTGTTGGTGGAAATCAGCGAACCGTCAGAACCGTAGGTGTTGCCGTCCACAATCCCGGCGCGTGCGCCGGTGCCGGTCAGGGCAAGCGAGGCACCGCTTTCGATGTCAATGGTGGCCTCGCCGGAGGCAATCACCCCCGTGGCGCCTGCGCCGCTGATATCCAGCGCACTGCCGCTGCCGATCGTGGCGTGGGTTCCGGGGCCGGTGGCATAGAGCGCCGTCGCTTCCTGGCCGCTGGCCGCCACCTGGATATCGCCGTCCATTGTCGCCCCGTCTTCGAGACGGAACAGGGTGGAACGCGTTCCGGATGCATCCAGGATGGTACTGGCCGGTACATCAGTATTAATGGTGGAGCCAGCACCGGAAATGGCAAACAGGATCTGGTCGGTGGCCGACTCAGAGAAGTCCGGCGTGGCGGTGCCGGACAGGTTCACCGTCGCCCCGTCAGAGGCGCGGACCCCGATGGCGCCGTCGCCGTTGAGGGTCACGGTGCCGCCGGTCATATTCACGGTGGTTTGTGCGCCGCTGGCACGGATGCCGGTGGTACGGTTTGCTACATTGCCGCCGTTAAGCACAATATTGCCCGAGTTGTTGACCACGGTGGTGTGGGTGCCGGTTGCATCCTTCGCCACGATACCGGTGCCGCCTGCACCGATGGTGATGCTGCCGGTATTCCCCCCACGGGCACCCGCTTCAACCAGCAGGCCGGTGGTGTCTTCACCGGTGAAGGTGATGTTGCCGGCGTTGCTGATTTCAGCGCCATTACGGGCAATAAACCCGGTCACCGCATCCAGCGCGGAGTTGAGTGCGGCTTCCGTGACCAGCAGGGTGCCGGTCCCGAAGCCCGCGGCCCCTGCTGCCAGCGCCGCATTGGCCAGTACGCCGGAAACAGGCGTGCCCAGCGCGTTACCGTTGATATCATAGCCCTGGCCGTCAACAATCCCCGCCACTGCGCCTTCGGCAGTCATGTTGATGATGGCGTTCGAAGTGATTTTGCCCTGCGCACCGCCCTGGACCAGCACGCCGGTGGAGTCTTCACCGGACAGGTTGAGGGTCATGCCGCCGGAATTAAAGGCAGACACATTGCCGCTGGTCGCGTCTTTACCATTGGCAACAATCGTGGTTGACCCCTGACCAGAGGCAGTCAGTTCCGAGGCTGCACCCGCACCACCGGTGAAGTCAGCCCCGCCGTCCACGCGGAACAGCACGGAATCCTGGGTGCTGACATTCTGGGCACCAGTGCCGTTGTTGATGATAGAGGCAGTGGGGCCGTAGACATAATAGCCGAGTTGGTTGGTGCCACTGGCAAAGTTAATATCTCCGCTGCCGGATAACGTAACAGAGCCACCATCACGGGCATGAACACCTATTGCACCATCACCGCTCATATTGATCTGGCCAGAAATATCGACCTGAGAACCGTTACCTTCTGACCAGACGCCATAGTTGCGCAGGCCGGTTGAGGTATCTGCTCCGCCAGCAATATTAATATCGCCTGATAAAGAAGCTTTACCGCCGGTAAGCGCTTTAATACCGGTATTATTAACGCCGTTTAGGTTGATAGTACCTGAGCTGGCTACGGTACCTGCAGTTTTACTGAGGGAATAAATACCAATACTTTCAGAAGGAACAAATTCACCGTCACCGCCGTTGCTGTTAACGTCAATCACGCCGCTATTTTGCAGCAATGTCGTTCCATTGACCGCATACAGGCCATAAACACCATTGGCGGTAGTACTAAGTGTTATCGTCCCCTGGTTTTCGCCACTGCCTCCAGATTCGGTACGAATACCGGCACTTTCAGTATTTAGATAGGCTTTGCTACTTCCGTCCTGGGTATAACCTAAATTGATATGGCCCGTCGAGGTATTAACGAATGTAGTTCCGTTGAACGTTCTGGCAACATAAACATTACCGGACTGGAGCTTGTCGATTGAATTCGCCCAGTAACCAGTATTAATGATTCCCTCGTTTTCAGCGGAGGCACCGTTTGTTGTCGTTATTCCTGATACATAAGAGTTCTGGGCTTTATTCGTATAGTTATAACGTGGAGATACAGTGTATATCCCTTGCGCACTATTTTTAAACTGACTATTAGTGCCATCAACCTGGATACTAACATTTTGATATTCACCAGTTAAGACATTACCACCCAGACTCAAGAAACCATTGTTAATAAAGGATGAACCACTATTGACTTGGGCGATTTTACTGGTGCTCATCGCCGTGCCGTTATTGATAAATGTGGCGTTATGATCCAGTTGAATAAGTTTAAACGCAGGAGTGCTACTAACACTCACATCGATCGAGCCTCCTTCAGCAATAGTAATTAGAGCATTCTGACCATCTGCACGGAAGAACGCTGTATCAGGGTTTCCATAAACAGAAACATCAAATCCATCCGGAGACTGGGAGACCTGGTAAGACTGCGTGGTGGATATGTATGCTTTTTGCAGTTCACTCTGATAACTGGCGTAGGCTAATTCTCCTGATGACAATTTACTGACAAGCCAGTCATTCCATACTTTAAAGTCCGACAGGGAACTGACAGTATGTGATGTACCATCAAACGCGGTAAAAGTACCTGAATAACTGTCGCTCTGAATGTCTACTATGCTCGGTGTCGAATACCCAGATAAATCATCTACAAATCTGGCCTGGATTTTCTGTTGTGAAACCCAGTTAGCAGTAGATTTATTTGCTGTAGTACCGTCAACAAAGACGAGGGAACTGTCCCTTACTTCGCCAATGTTATACTCATTCTGATTCAATGCAATATTTGCAACGCCATTGGTGACCGTTGCCAGTCGGGTATCAATATAGGGGGTTGCATTCGGCAAAACAAACCTCATACCTGGACTAAAGGTATAGGCATCCCGTTCGTTAAATGCCTCAGAACTGTAAACCATGACAGTTTTGTTACTTGCGGTAATAGGATCATACACTGTCACTGCGGTGGTCAAACCGGGATAAATAAGTTTGTTTCCGACATAAGGTAATGACGTTACCGCAGAACCGCCGAGCGTTACGTTATAACCAGCGTCAATAATTTCTTGAAGGGTGGAAATTATCTGAAATGTGGCGCCTCCTGCTGTCCATGTGTTTACACCGGCAACAGACCACGTATTCCCGTCAGAAATGACAGCAGCCCCGTTCTGGTTATTATCTGTAGTTGGGGTCCATGCAGCACCAAGCTGACAATTAAAGGTGGCAACATCACAGGTGGCAGCAAAAGCTCCCGCTGACATTGCAGCCATCAAACCCGCCGCTTTCACTGACTTATTAACTGCACGTTTAATTTTTCCACGGCCTAACTCAGAGGTGACAACCCACTGCATCAGCGTGCTGTTCCATATAACGCGATAAATTTTGTTCATAATGGACACCTCTTATACCGTGCCAATACTGACTACACAGGTGTCGGCTCTGTCACTGTACTGAGCCTTCCCTGTACCACTACGCATCATTGGCGCAGTCTTTTTATTTGTCCGGATGAGATTATTGCCTCTTCCAGAGTAATTCTCCGGTACTGAAATCAGCCCCCAAGAATTATTGATATTGCGAATTTTTAGTTGTTCCAT